CCAAGAGATATGGCATCTTTTAGACGTTCTATGATAAAGATATTGCCATCTTTATCTTTCACCTTGTCACCTTTCTGAAAAGGTAACAAACTTAGAAAGTCGTCCATTATATCATTCTTCTTTTTGCGAAGCTCTGATATTTGTGAATCCGCCATCTTTAAATAACCTTCTGTATTCTGTAATTCGTTGTATAATTCTATTTTTGTCATATTACTTATATTTATGCCCGAAGGCGGTTAATACTTTGTGATTTCAAATTGGTCGTAAAGCGGTGATTTCTTAATATGAGGTATATAACCCAATCCGTTGTTACCTGTTACTATCACTATCTCCATATCACCTTCATTATCACAAAGGTCTTGAAGTTGTTGAATAAATTCGCTTATAAGCATACTATTATATTTTATGCCCGAAGGTATTAAACACCAATCTTTATAGCAATAGCCGATACGACTATTGTGAGGAATATCAATACTCCTAGAATCAATCCTAGCATCATATCATCTTCTTTTATCATACCTACACCTCCATTTCTGAGTTAAGTCCTAGACCGAAGAGAAGGTGCTGGAGTTGATGAACATACTTAATGTATGCAATTTGTGTACATACATTGTTGTCAGTAAACGGATATACATCAAACTCATCACCGATACCTTTTTCTATGTAGATAGGAAAATATCCATATTCTTCAATATCGGGTTTTGTATATACCCAATGACTATTCTTTACTCCTCTGTTCATCACTTTTTTTCTTCCATCCATTCTTCTCTAAAATCTCTGGAGTGAGAGGAACTCCAGATAATCTTACTGGGCTTACTGGATGCCTTACATAAGATAATTCATAACCATTTGATGCAAGTATATCTATAATTGTATGTATTCTGTTTTTATACATAACAATATCACCAATAATATTTTTCTGTGCCATACGCTTTACTTTTTACGATGATTATATTTTTTGATAGCATCCTTCTTAGAAGCTGCCATAATCTTAACACCCTTGATAGCGAACTCATGCTGCGTTTTTGGCTGGCACTTCTGTTTGTCGGATGGAATGTTGCCATTTGGTGTATCAAGTCTAGGGCTTGGGATTCCAAACGGACACTCACTAGCATAAGCCGTGATAGCAGTATACATCAAAGCCAAATTCATTAATTTTCTGCTCATACGCCTTTACTCCTTAACTTCTTTAAAGATTACATTTTTATGGTCTGAGCGTTCTTTACTTGCGCATGGATATTTTCTCCAAACTTCACAAGCGCCCTTACTTTCAAAGAAGCAACCCGCACAAGTTACAGTCTCAGTTACAACAATATCCAAGACAACTCTTTCGCCAACTTTAAATTCTGCCATATTTAATTTCCTCCTAATTCAATATAAACTTTTTCCAACACTTCTAACGGATAATCATTCAGATTGAGATTATGTATTCTATGAATGATAATTCGCTTACGGTATTCTAATTCTATTGCCTTAATCTGCTCCTCATCTTTAGGTATTTCAATTCTACGAGAGAGGATATAAGATGATACTCCAAATTGAAATCCGTTAGACTTCCGATATTTAATATTGTTTACAACGACCAAAGTTTTTGTTATTCTTTAAACAATAGCAATTCTTCTGTTGTTGTATCTGTCGAAAGCAACAACCTTGTCACCAGCAACCAAATCTTTAAGTTCTTTCATTGCTTCCTCCTTTCTTTTTAGGAACATACTCATCCAACTTTTCATCAAACTCATAGCAGTCTGGGCAGTAGTGCTTATCGCCTATCTCCGCCCATTCGCTTTCCATTGCTTGCTCTTTGGCTGTTCCTTCGTCCAACCAAGCCACAATGCCATTAAACTCATCAATGAAGGGCTTTCCGCATCTGTCACATATTACAGAATACATAGTAACTGGCTTAATCATGGTTGCCTCCTTTCAGTAAATCGTCAATATATATCCACCTCTTGATAGTATAGTCGCTGCGCTTAAAACTAGATTCATCCCAACCAAAGTTGGTTAGGTGCGAAGTAACATAGTCTATCTCATCCGTCATGTTGAGTGGTCTATGATACACAACTTCTACCAAACATTTATGGTACTTTTTGGGATTTTCATCAATAGCATGCCACAAGTCTTTAATAAACTCATTGATAGCCCACTTAGCACCTAGTCCAATAGCTTCTTTGATGTCCTCTTTGTAGAACATTTCCTCTTTAGCATCATTATCGAAGACTACTTCTTCGCCATTTAACAGGAATCTATCTTCATAGATTTCTTCCTTGGCTTCTTCTATTTTCTTATCTATCATATTATTAAGTTTTATAATGACCTCCACGACCAGTATTGTGCTGGGGCTAAGAAGGTATATGGGCATAAAGCCTTGACTTACTTTCGCTCATTCTGTGTCGTGGAGGTTGTATTATTCAAAATTTGCTGTAGCCATATTATTTCACTCTCTTGAATTGAACGTTTTTTCTATCTTTTCTAGTGCTTGCGCTACAATTAAAATTATTGCAGACAGTTTCATAAATGTTGCTACTTATCTCATCGAAGAAACAGCCATTGCATTCTTCTTTCTCGGTCTTAACCACCTTCAAGACGATTTCTGACCCAATAGGTAAATCTTCCATAATTACACCTCCTCGTTGTATTTATAAACAAGCCCGACAACCAGCTTTACAAGCTCATTGTTCGTCATAACTCTAGTGTCTGTATTACCAAGTCTCAGCTCACCAATGATACGTTCTGCAACCTTCTTGATGTGTCCCATCTTTGACAGAGGGAAACGCTCAATGTCGGCAGCCTTGTCGAGGTGGAAACTCTCACGAAGGTAATCTGCACGAATAATGTTAGTTGTTGAAGACTGTCGAGTAACTACCCATACACCCTCTTCTATGGAATCATACAAGAGCATATTCGTAGGTTCATACTTTCCGTTTATCTTTCGATAGAACGTCTTCGATATATCGAGGTCAGGAATCTTGTATTCCTGATAGCGACCTTTACTGTTCTTTGTGTACAGCGTTGGAATCTTTTTCATTTTTATTACGTTTTAAGTTAGCTATTCTAGTCTCTCTAATATACTCCTCAGATTTCTTCAATCCGAGTTTCTTAGCTTGTTTAGCGACCGCGTAAACGCTTCTGCCAACTATTCTAGCAATATCTTTGTTAGAGGAGTCTGGGTAACCTGTTTTCAGTGCTCTTAATTGAGCTTCATTCCAAGGAGTGCCAGTGTTATCTTGTGCGTCTTCTCCATCTACGATAATTCCGTTTATATCAAGATTAAGACCACTGAATATACAAGCATTTGCGAGTGCTTTTTCGGCACGTTGGTAATCAAACGTTTTCTGACCTATGATTTCGAATCCGAGAGAAAGTTTGTCAGGGCACTCCGGAAACACTTTCTTATCTACAGATTCAGGATATATAGCTTCCACTGCATTACGCATACGAGAATGAACGCCCTTAATTGGGATAATAAAGTATTCGGCTATATTTGTTGCCCAAGAACCATTATATTCATCCATTGTCTTTTTAAATGCAGAAACAGAAGATTCAAGCATTCCGCTCAATATTCCAGACATAACAGCCATTGTGTACATCTTATGCCTTTCGATATGATGCTTTAGAAATTGGTTATCGAGTGCGTAATAACATTTCCTTACATCATCTTGTAGATTGAACTTGATGATAAAAGTGAGCTTATCCCATATCTCAGACATGCCGTCAGCTTTCATTCGTTCTTTGAATAAGTTAATCAATTCATCGGAAAATTCCTTCGCCTCTGTCATTCTTCTCTTTACATCATACTTAAATAGCTTTTCATCTTCCGATACCAGTTTGAATGTTTCATCTATGTTAGACTTGACAATTTTAGCAAAGCCGCCTACCATAGAATAGAAAAGCATGTAGAGTTTGCTTATCTGTTCTTTCGATGGAACTGCAAGAGGAACACCTGCGAGCACACACGAATTATTTGGATTCCAATTTGTATGCATACTATTTAAGAAAGACTTTAAATACACCACCTATTGCATTATCAACACTAATGCCTTCAGTTAGAAAATCACTTTTGAGAATATCATCAATAGAGTAACTCCAATCGCAACTACCTGTAAGACCACCCCAAGGGCAAAATGTCTTAAAACCAGATGATACATTATTGGCAGTATCGTAGTTACACACGTAATAGTTGTAACGTTTAGCAATTCTTTTATCATGATTAGATAATCCGTCCAATGGAATCCTATAAACGTAATATTTTAGAGACAACGTAATTCTATCAGCAGTTGCATCAATGTAAAAGTCGCTACCACACTCGCCAAATTTTTCATTGGTAACATGTACGTTTCCATACATATCTGATATTGCATCTATCTTTTTGGATGCCAATCTTTTCATTAATCCTTCTGTAATACCTTTTTGTTTTTCAGCCTCAACAAACGATTTAAGAAGTTCTTGTTGTAACAGTCCGCATTCTGTAGTTGCTTGTGCAGACAAATTATTGATTACCATTCCGTCCATATTACTTTGATTTAATGTTTCCGTATGCAGCCATATAGCTATCAAGCTGCTGTGTTACGTGAACTAACTTCTGGTTGTAACTATCTCGCTCTGCTCTAGCCTTAGATATAAAGACGAAGCTAACGATGAAAGATATTACTACCGTTACCACGATGAACAACCAAGGCAGCTTGTGAACTGCCTTATTGATTACTCTTCCTAGGTTTCTCACAATAACCCAGGAGTAGATACAGATAAACACTACCGCATGTTTTGTGGTTGCGTTCTCAATACGTTCTGTCTGCGTCATTTTGAAATATTTTTTTTGTTAATGATTATATATGACAATCATACATCGTTAGAAGAGTGTCAGGAGGAAGTGATGCAAGAAGTTGTTTCACTTCTTCGTTCCATGCATCTTTGTCTTTTTCGTCTGATACTACGGCAAACCAACCCATTTTGCCACGCTCATACCATTTTCCGTCCTTAACAACTGCGAATACTGATATTTCTTCTACATTAGATATATCCTTAATGCGAGCTTGGTCGCAACGACCTTCTGCCTTTAGTTGTTTGAGATAGTCAAGCTCTTCTTTCGAATAGAACGCTGCAATTTTAGGATAGAACAATGGAGCATACATTGATATATCCTTTAATTTAAGTCTTCCTGCATATCTACCACCCATCTGATACCAATCCCATTTAGCATCATTATTATAGGTGCGCCAAACACTACCGTCCTCATGTATCTCAATATTCTCGCTTCCATCATCTATATCCATACGGTAATATTTCACGGCATCCTCATACATCTGTTCGTCCGTCCAGTTAAGATGCTTTGGAAATTCGTTCTCGATATAATTTGCATGTGCCTTGCAACAGTTGGCAAGATATACATCTTTATCTTGTAGGAACACATCATAGTAATTCTTTTTGTATTCCTCAATCTCCTTACGTTTCTCACTAATAAGCTGCTCTTTAGTCATGTATAAATGCATAGGCAACTCTAGATTTTCATCATATTTGGCGAGTTGTTTCTCTGGCTCATCGCCAATTACCAATGTTAAAAAATGACTCATATTTATCTATATATTAATTCGTTTTCAATTCTAGAATTTACTTGGTTCGGTTACACCAGTTATCGGTAGATTTCCAATAACCAGCTAACCATATTTCTTTTGGTGTCGCATTAGGGTGCTCACTGAGCCATTCCTCTGCCATTTTACTTACGTCTGCCATAATTACTTTCTCAAAGAATCACCTGTAAAAGGAACTGCTTTTGTTGTTGCTATCAGTCTATCCACAACTCTATCTCCATATCTCTCAGTAAGCTCGTCAATACTGAGGTTTGTGGTAAGGATAAGCAATTTTCCCTTCTTCTCAGCATCGTCACAAAGTTCAGCAAATGGCATACGCTTGTTGCCATAAGAGTTAAGATTATCCTCTGTACCAATATCATCGACATAAATAATATGAAGTTTGAGAATTTCATCAATCTTTTTGTTCAACTCTTGTGCGCTAAAGATGTTTACCACCTTTTTATGTACATCTTTAATAAGAAGAGGAAGGATATACATTCCGATTACCGACTTACCTAATCCGCAACCGCCGAACATCAATAACCCTTTTCCTTTGTTGTCTGTCATCCAATCAACAATAGGGCGGTAATTGTGTTCGTTCCATTCTGCATTGCATCCAGACTTCATATTGACTACATATTGCAAGCCTCCACGCAAACGTTTCTCTGCATTAGGAATGCTTATTTGTACTCTGTCAATTTCTTGCGGATAACCAGTATCTCGCATCTGAGATATAAGGTTCTTGAAATATTCGCCATCTATTTGTTCCATCTATCTAGTCCTTTTGTGTAATCTTTATTTTTACTATTCTGTAAATTCATACCAACAGGAAGATTGTTGGCTTTCTTATAATGATATTTGTTGTTATTGTTCCACGTAACCAATCTGCTTGCAATTTGAAATACTTTCTCCATTTCAAACCGCATTTTTTTTCCACCATTATTCATTTCCGTCCAGTACCGATAGAAATCATTCAGCATATCCTTTCCGTACTCTTCGAGGTAAGGTTTCAAACTTTCTGCGAAATCTTTCTTTCGCTCCTCGATAGTTTTTTGTGTGTTAGCAAGTGTGTTACTTGATGTGTTAGCAGCACGTTTCCTACCTTTGTAACTTTTTATATCACAAATAGTTATTACGCTACCTTGGTGTGTTACTTGGTGTGTTAGTATGTGTGTTATATACCAATGTTTAAGCAACGTTCTTACGGTTTGCACTCCAATACATAGTTCACTCGAAATGTTGCGGATGCTAACAATCAATGTTCCGTTATCGTCTGCATTTGCTAGAAGATAAACAAACAAGTTTACGGCATTTGTCCTATCAAGTTTCATTAAATCACAATATTGTTCTTTGCTAATCTTAAAAGAATCCATTGTATTTAAAATTGTATGTTACACAATACTACTGCAAGTATTGCTCGTTTTTCTGAATATCATGCTGAATATGCAGTAGCGCGATATATTCATCAGAATCAGGAAAATCAAATCCAGCCTCTTCTTTTGCATACGATTTGAAATCAGAAATTGATTTGCTCATTTCGTCTTTCGTAAGGTCAGCAGAAGAACGAAGATACTTATAGCATTCTCCTGTGAATTTATCAATCCCTTCTCTGAGGAAAATATCTTTGTTCACTACTAGCTTATAGAAATGTGTTTTAACTTCGTCTAGAGTGTAGCCGTATTGAAGCGCAAAGGCAGATAGAAGTAAATGAAGGTAGGCATTCTGATTTAAGGAACGCCCACGCTTCTCTTTCAGTTCTACCATAGCACCTTTGGTTTCCAACTCGGTTACTTTTGCTCTAAACTTTTCTAGCTCAAACACATTTTTTAGATTGAACCACATAAGCGTTGAATGCTCGTTTGATTAACTCTACGCTAGAAGGGCAAGTCATCAGAAGACTGCGCATCAGAAGATGGAGCAGCAGATTGCGGTTGCTGCGGCTGTGCAGGTGGAAACAGACTTTGCTGATTCGTCGGGTTTGCCACGCCAGCAGCATTAGCAGAACTTGCCATAGCTTGTTGTGCCGCTTGTGCGCCAGACTGAACATTGCCACTAAAACCGCCACCTTGTACAGTAGCTTGCTGTTCCTGACGAACAACGTTCCAAGCACGAATCTGATTAAAATATCTGCCTTGATATTCATGCGCATCAATATCAAAGCTAACGTTAATAACCTCACCGAACTGAATGCCAAAATTCGCAATTCTATCAGCTCCAAAAACATCAAAAGCCATCTTCTTAGGATATTGCTCTTGTGTTTCTATTACATAGGTCTGAGACTTCCACTCGCCTCTTGCAGATACGCCGCTTCTTTCAGGTAAAACGGCAATAACTTTTCCTTGAATTTCCATTATTTTTTATTTAAAGAATTCTGTAAAACCAAATCAGCCAACTCGTCAAAGTAGGCAACATCCTTGATAGCGGAATCTTGCTCACCAGTAACCTTTGATGCTATAGAACCTTTCTTCATAATCAAGCTATAAAGATAACTGTCAATAGTATCAATTCCCATCAGAATCCACGATGTAACAGCATTCTTCTGTCCGTTACGATAAGCACGGCATTCACACTGAGATAAGTCTGCCATCGTCCAAGGTAGCTCTGTGAATACGACATTCGATGAAGCCGTAAGAGTTAATCCTACACCAGCAGCCTTAATGGAACAGATGATTATTCTCTTTTTCTTAGCTTGAAAAGAATCAATAGCCCATTGTTTTTGCTGCTGATTATCAGAGCCAGTAACGGAACATACCTCACTAGGAAACTCCTTTTTGATTGCATCAACAACATCACGATGTTCTGCAAACACAATTATCTGTTCTTCCGTATCATGTAGGAACTCGATTGTTGCTTTCATCTTTCCCTTTCCAGATATAGAACGAAGATTCATAAATTTAACTAATGCCTTCATTCGTAGCTTTTTTCTAGCTTCATCCTCAGAGCAATTCTTATATTCAAGAAGGAATGTAAGCAAGTCTTTTTGACAAGTATCATACTCTTCTTGTGTTTCAGAATCAAGAGCAACACTAATTGTTGTTCTTGTTAGTTCAGGCAAATCTTTGAGCACATCTTTCTTTTCTCTGCGAAAGTAACATGTTTCGTGAATCTTTTGATTAAGCTCTTCGAGATTCTCGTTTTCTCCATATCTATTACAGAACTCGCCATATCCGCCAAATTCATCAATTCTACCAAGAATAGCCAACTGACAAGCCATATCAGTAGCATGGTTAACCACAGGTGTACCAGTCAGCTCGTAGATATATTCCTTGCCTTGGCAAATACCCATTATTATTTTTGACTGCCTTGTCGTTGGGTCTTTAACTCTTGCAGACTCATCAATAATGACCGATTTCAAAATATCGACCTCATTCCTAAAAATGAAATTTTTAAGCTTTAACGGCTTTTCTCCGAGTGATACAACGAAATATTTAGCAAGAGACTCGTAATTGCATATAACCACATCATACAAATCCATCTTAGTAAGATGATAGCCGTATGTTGCGTTTACAGAATCCGTAAGGATAAGCGGACGAAGATTTGTGAATCTCTTGATTTCACGTTCCCAATTGACTTTGAGGGCAGCAGGGCAAATAACCAAGCAAGGAGTCGCTTTTGCACGTTCAATGGCAACAATAGACTGAATCGTTTTGCCTGTTCCCATGTCATCCCCATTTATGCAACGCTTCATAGCGAGTTCCATGCGTACACCCTCTTCTTGATAATCGTATAATTTCGGTTTATCTGACATAATAATAATTATAATAAACACCACATTCTGAAAGCCCATTCAAGAGCCTTCTCTCTACCACGCAAATACAACTCGTCACCACGTTCAATCTTTTTATAGAATACTTTCTTTTTAGTCTTAGAGACCGCAAAGATAAAGTCTTGATTTCCGTATCTAGGGTCAATGCTGTGCGTCAAGTCCATATACCATGCACGGCTTCTATCCCAGTCCACGAAATCAATCTGCGCTTCAAATTGTTCTTGTGACGTAGCAGCGGTAGTCTTCAAGTCTCCGCCAAACTCGCCAAGCCACCAGTCGAACTTGCATCGTACAGGCAGTTCAAACTCGAAACCTTGATATTCCATCTTCATGTGTGGATTGATGAATGTTTTCTGACCGACCGCATTTTTCAAAACAAAATCAAGAAATCTGTCCTTTGTTGCTTGTTTCTTTAATACCGCAAGTCTGTCTAATCCCCATTTCCAATCCCTCTCTGTATATTTCTCATCATCAACCGTCATAGCGTAATGATTACACTTTTCTGGTTCAGTAACGAGAGCATCAACGAGAGTGCCAAGATGGAATGCCTTTTTCTTGTCTGATTCCTTAACGAAGTTAAGTTGTGGGTTAAGAGCGAACTTCAATGCGGTGAGGTCTGAGTTGGAAACCTCACCACGTGAATAATAAGGGTCAAACGGTTGCTCTGCCATATTACTTAGCTGTTACTTCATCCTCATATTTAATATAAGGAGAAACGATATACTCTTCCTCATTGTTAGCATGTTTCTCGCAAGCCTTGCGCATAAACTCCAACCTAGAAGCAAGTTTGTCAGGTGACATAGAAGAGCCTTCAATCGTCCACCACTGCTGAATAATATCGAGCCAAGCGTTTTTGTCAGTAACGATAAGACGTTTTGTGACCTTTATTTTCTGCTTACTTGTGTTGTCAACAGAAGTCTGAGCGAAGAGCGATTGGGCTTGTGCAGTAGCATGTTGTGCAGCGTTTTCAGCATCACGTTTCTCTTGCTCTGCTGCAAGCTTGCGTTGTTGCTCTTCCTTGGCGGCTTCATCAGCTTTACGGATAGCTTCTTCCTTAGCCTTACGTTCAGCTTCAGCAGCTTTCAGTTCTGCCTCCTTGCGCTTGCGTTCTTCTTCGGCAGCTTTCAGTTCTGCCTCTTTGCGCTTGCGTTCCTCCTCGGCAGCTTTCAGCTCTGCCTCTTTGCGCTTGCGTTCCTCCTCATCTTTGATGCGTTGGATTTCCTCTTGCTTTTTGCGCTCTTCCTCGGCAGCCTTACGTGCTTCCTCTTCCTTACGTTTGCGCTCTTCCTCAGCCTTTCGGGCTTCTTCTTCCTTACGTTTGCGCTCTTCCTCAGCCTTCTTGATTTCAAGAAGTTCAGCAATCTTAGAATCAAACTTCATGAGGAGTTCATCACGTGTTGTAGTGACAGTCTGCTTATAAGACGCAAGCAATGATGCGGAAATTTCCTTGTATGCGCCGTTCATAATATCCTTTGCGTCATTCTCTTCAATTTCAGAAGAGTATGAAGGCTTGTTATTAACGAACAGATGTCCGAGGTCAAGAACATCAGAGCACTCTGTAATGCGTTTCTTAACTTCGTCCTTGTTATCAAGTGTGAGAAGAGAGAACGTATTATTAAGTGAGTTGATAGCAGCAGAAGAATGCTCAGTAAGAAGATTGTTGAGCGTATCAATAGTATCAGTCTTCAACTTAATCTTAGCCTCCTTAATGCGCTCTTGCCGCAAGCGTTCTTGCTCTGCTTTCCTCTGCTGTTCTAGCTTGTAGGCAGCATACTCATTGCGCTTCTCCTGAATCTTATAGACAACAGAATCGGTGTTCTTGATAGAGATAAGGTTCTCCATCATAGTAAAACCCTTACGGACAATATCGAACACTTGGGTAACACCCTTACGTTTCTCCGTCATTGCTTTCTCTGTCAGTTTAGCTTTCTTGATAAACTCAGCAGCTTTCTCATCAAGTGCATCGTTCATGCCAGACACACCAATATCAAATAACAGAGATTCACCTGCTCGCACACATGCCTCATAAGACTTTCTGTTAGCTTGCACCGCATTCTCCGTATCAGATTTGAGCGTTGCAATCTGTCTTGTAATGTTGTTGGCTTGTTGTTGTACCAACTGCAATTCTGTATTTTCAGCCATACTTTATAAATTAAAATGGAGAATCATCGTCAACCTTTGCCTTAACACCATTTTTCTGTGTCTCAGTTTGTGAAGCACCAAATGCTTCTTGTTGTTGTGGCTGTTGAGGTTGATTATCAACATCAGCTTGCAACATACCGCCAAGACCGACAGGTAACTTAGGATAAGTCTTAAACGCATGTTTACAAGTCTTAGAGATAAGGAATCCTGTATCAATATCCTTGAAGTACATTTTGCCATCATTACCAGTATAACTACCTCCATATAGAGCGTTAGCCTTGTGGTCTTGACCGCCAAATTTAGCAGAATATTCACGCAATCTGTCGATACCTTCACGGTCAAGAACGAAGTAATCGTATGAGTTATTTGGAAGAATAATCTTTACGTAACAAGCAACGATACGTGAATTTGCTGGTCGTGGATAGGTCTTCACATAATCAACAAATTTATGACCGTCACGCTCGCCGAAGCGGAAATCATCGCAATCATATACCACTACAGGGTTGTCACAACGAAGAATCTGTCCAGCCCTTTGACGAAGAAGAATCTCACCATATCCTGTATATGTAATCTTAGCAGTATAAGTTGATTGTCGGGTATTCTTGTCGTAGTTGCTATAACCCATAAGGTAACAGAGTGTTGTAGTTCCCTTTTCTAGAGACAATCCATTAATCGCTAAATTCATAAAGGCATCGTGAATATTCAACGATGTTGCTTTTTCGAGATACCCCTTAAATGAGCCGTTGAGAAGCTCATTATTAAACAGAGCTTTCTGTTCTTCAAAGAACACTTCTCCACCCTCTCCGAACTTCTGATTGTACACCTCAATAAACTTATCTCTTGCCAAGTCGCAAATCTGATTATGAGGCGTTTTATTTAACTGTTCTATATCCATTTGTATAGATTTTAAAATTAATGTACTCTATCAATATAACTAAAGTACGTCTCCACCATTACCGAACCAGTAGTTGTAGGTCTTTCGTAATAATGTGGAATCGTACCTAACTTTCTGCCATCACCATCTTGGTAATTCAGAAAAATAGCTCTAGCCGCCACTTCTCTTGACTTGTTTGCAGTAAGTTCCATCAAGCAAGCGTGCAACTCGCGTTGATGGATTACTGCATTAGCCATTCTTGGCGGCATAGATGCTATAAGTTTGTCGATTCTACTCATTCTTTTCCTCTTTGTTTTCGGAAGATGGAGCATGATGTTCGAAGACATCGAAGACCTTAGTTTCGTTAAGACCTACGATGTCGTAATCAATCATAGTCTTGCCCATCACCTCATCAACGTATCGAAGAGCACGTGCCAACGATTTAGCCTGAACCAAGTAAGTTACGTTAGAACGTCTCTCTTTCTCACTCTTCTCATCAACAGTGATAAACTGGAGTTTTGCCTTGTACCACTTATCATCATCATCCAAGTCAGAGAAGAAAATCTCGCCATAGTTGGTTCTCTTTGCGCTTGTAACGGCAGAATCACCACTAATATAGCAACTCATTTCATCAATGATAGATGTTTCTGCCTCGGTGCAAGAAAGTGCATCAACAACATAAAGTTCGTTGACTACTTTTTCAGAGCCATCCTCCATTGTTTTTTGGTACTTGATTCTAGTCTCATACCAAGAAGCTGTTCTTGCTCTCATTACTCACCATCCTTTCCTTCTTCTACCAAAGACGCAAGCTTATCGAATAAGTCCTTGGCAACCTCGCCTTTGATTTCGATGCACTTTACGTTGCTATCACCATCACCGTCACCTTCGCCATTGTGAAGTGTTTCATTCTCGCTCTCCAGGCGTTTGCGAAGAGCCAAATTCTCGTTGTTGTGCAACAACTGGTCGAGAATCAGTACACAGTTTGTCTTCTCAATTTCTTTGTCATTGCGAACAACCTCATCAGTACCATTGATGATTTTCACCAATTCATCGTACTCTTCCTTTGTCTCACAGTTACGTGCGACACAACCGATAACCTTAAAGCGGTCAATCTCAAAAACCAACTTAATTTTATCTTTTGCCATAATAGCTAAATATTTAATTAAACAATAATAATCTTTCTCTTTCTACTCTTTTCTTTTTGCATCGCTTTACGCTAGCCTTGCAAAGTTCAGTATTATCTCTGTAATAATCTCTTTGCTTTTGCAGTCTTTCTTCACGATTTCTCATATATCTTTCGTGGTCGAGCTGGCTGCGCCTTGATTCGCTTCTCATTTTGCTAATCTTCTTTATCCAAACCTAGCATCATTGATATTGCGCCAACAACTGCGAACATAAGAGCGGTTGCAGCAAACGCAAATAAAATTATACTCATACCGATTATTTATCCATTAACTTTTTGAGTATTTCTTCTTTTTGTTCTCTAGCACCTGTGATATATGCAGTTACAGCAAAGTCTTTGAAAAGCTGACATAGTTCAGCTTCCTTGCCAACAAGTTCTTCGCCTATTCCTGATTTTTCAACAAAATCGTATGCTCGCTTTACGACATCTTCAGGAATGCCGCTTGCAATCAATTTCTTTCTATACTCGCTAATCATAATTCAAAATATTTGATAGCTTTCTTGCCGCATACTGTCTTGCTTGCGAAGTTGATTATCTCAGCAGCAACTACAAGAACAAGCATAACAACAAGATAGCATATATAATACATACCTTTCATTATCCAAAAGTTTTTTTAATCTTTTCTATCTTTTCAGAATTTAATCTACGATAACAATCGAAGTAACCAGTTACATATATGGAGAATAGATTCAAAGCTCTCATATTAAAGTAACCATCGTCACAAAAATCCAATATCTTACAAACTAACGCCCAAGGCTCATTTGGGTCTAATCCCATAATTTTCATACGCTCAAAATCGCCTTTTGTCAATGGGTCTTTCTTTAATTCTTCAATCGTTAATCTCGCCATTATTCACCTCCAATACTTTGAAAAAATGAGCCTCGGCAGTTGGCAAAATTTAAGTGATGAATCCTACAAGGATTGTATTGACTATTTCCCGATGGTCGGTCGGAACTGCCTTGGCTCGTTAAACATTGACCTATTCTAAAGACATCTAAAGTACCGATAATAGCCACAAAATTTCAAGAGTGCTACTATTTCTAGCAGTGTCGTACCATTATCGTTCTTGCCCAAGGAACACTATCATCGGTTGGGCTTGGTTATGAAAGAAAATAATATCCAAAAAAAATAATCGGTGCAGTGCTCAGACTATTACATAGTGAACATCACGCAAGTTCCACCACACCGATTCACGTGAATTGCATATATAAGGGCAAATGAAAAATTACATATCGAACAATGTAGGTGCATTTGTATCAGCTTCGGCAGCTTTGCAATTCTTTACAGCTTCATTAAAGTAACTATCCTTTAATTCAAAGCCGACACCAAAGCGACCCATCTTAATTGACTGATAAACCTCAGAGCCAATTCCAAGGAATGGTGTAAGAACCTTATCACCCTTGTTACTCCAAAGAGTTATTGCTCGCTCGATTGTTTCCAATTGAAGAGGACAGATATGCTTCTCGTCATTCTCGTCACGCCCCTTAATACCATTAAGTGTTTTAGAGTAATCAATATCCATCCACACTGGCGAGGCGTACTTTTGCCAAGTATCAACAGATATATCACAATGAACTGGGTGTTCATGCTCGCCTTCCTTACGGAATACCATAAGATAGTCAGGGATGCCGACACGACTCATAGCCGCATCTTTCTTTACTTGCTTATGGAGAAGACCGAGTGCCTTTGTTCTCTGCATTTCGGTTACAGGATTCTTCCAAATCGTTACTCTTGAATGATAAATGAAACCTACTTCTTGGAATGCTTCAAGAATCATACCTGAGAAGTCACGAAGACCAATATACCCTTCCTTACCCTTCTGAATAGGCAAGTCCATGCAATGAACGGCAACGTTACGACCGCTCCAAAGAACTCTATACAATTCCTTGACAAGATATTTGAAGGCAGTAAAGAACTCCTTATAGTCCTTTGAATTACCCATATCCTCTAACTTATCGGAATATGTGTAAAGTTCCGCAAATGGTGGAGAGAAAATAGAGAATCCTATACTCTCATCGGGAACATTCTGAATGAGCTGTACACAATCGCCTAGGCGAATGTCACAGTTCTTTGATTGATACTTGTTGTCAACTTCCATCTTCTTTAACTTTATCTGATTATTGATGTTACGACACATAGCTTCGGTCATAGACTTCTGCATTTCAAGGAACTGCTTTTGCTTTTCCTCGAATGATGATTTCACGTTCTGCATCGTATCAAGAGTAATGATGTGGATATTTACCTCATCTTTCTGACCGAAGCGATATGAACGTCTGATACCTTGATAGGTAGCCTCAAACGAAAAATCAAGTGAAGCAAACATCTGATTGCGGCAGTTCTGATAGTTAAGACCGAATGATGCAATCTTCAACTTAGTGATAAGCACTCTGAACTCGTTATTGGCAAATCCGAGCAACTTATCTTTCTTGTATTGCTTGCTATCACTACCTTTAACCTCAACTGCATCGGGAATCAATTCACGAAGAACCTTGCCTTCCTCATCTTGCCCAATCCAGATAATCCAATTCTCGGAAGAAGCATTAACAATCTCAGCAACTCTTTCAAGACGTTGCTTGATAGTTCTTCTAAGTTCTTTGTGAAAATCCGTTGCAGACACAGCCATATCATTAAAGAGTGCACCGTTATCTTTCTTCTCGGTAACGATGTAGTCTTCAATAACATTCATCGGTGGAAGAATATATCCATCATCGCTAAAACCAATATCAGATGGTTTACTGAGCATGACTGCCCAAGTAGAAACGAAATCCCAGAAGTCTTGTTGTGCATGACCTTTCAGCCTCCAATCAGATGTAGAACCGCCATCATGTACAAAATACATCGCAAGCATTTCGTTTCTTGTCATAATATTCAAGAACTCTGCATGATTACAAAGCTCGGTAGTATCGTTTGGAGAAGGAGTTGCGGTGCAACACAACTTATAAGGTGTATTTTTGAAATCCTCAATAAGAGCGGTTCTAGTCTTTCCTGTAAAGTTCTTCAATATTGAACTCTCATCAAGAACGACCCCCCAAAACAGATAAGCATCAATGTTATCCATATTATCATAGTTGGTAATATAGATACCAGCATCCAAGTCTTGGTCGAATGTCGTAAGAGCAATCTCAGTTACTTTGTAACCGAAATGAACTCCTTCTTTGATTGTCTGACCTATAACACCCAATGGTGCAAGAATAAGAACAGGTTTATTAATGTGGTTAACCACTTGTTGTGCCCATTCTAATTGCTGGTACGTCTTTCCCAATCCACAATCCTCAAACATAGCGAAGCGACCAACTTTCAATGCTCGCTTAACACAATACTTCTGAAATGGGAATAGTTGAGGACTCAAATCGCTATCCTCAACATCAAAACCGCTTTCTTGAACGGCAGTCTGTTTCTCAGAAAGGAATTTCAGATAACCGTCTAATTCTTTTGTATTCATATAATTAAACTGTTTTTAAAAGGATGCTTCGTTTCCGAGGTTTCAAAAGACACACCTTCTGCCAAACTTACGAGAGGTTTTATTTCCTCTTGGTGCGTTTTCGATTCATACTCTTGCCCAATGAGCAACTCCACATCCTATTCTACGACAACCTAAGTCAGCGTAGGGGCGGTTTACATAACTAACTATAAATTTTAAATAAATTATGAATGAAATTAAATCTCACAATAACTATTTCCGTCAGGTGGGTAGTCGATTATCTTCCAATCATCCTTCTTTAGATGTATTGCTTCACGAAAAACCACAAACGGCTCACCATTATGACGTTTCTTGTTGTGTTCGACAATCTTACTGATACACCCCTTGGCAGTTATTCTGAACTCCCTGAGAGAATGGGTGTACTTAGATTTCACATCACATACAATCAATTTTCCGTCTTCCCAAAATATGAAGTCTGGTTTATAGCTATGACCGCTAACCATCAGTCTTTTGTCATACCGAACCTTTGTTTTGAGTTGTTTCGGCACAAACATATAAAGGGATTTGAATATACTGAGTTTCACTTGTCTATGAATACAAGAAACTCGTTTATCAGCAAAAAGAATTTGGTGATACAGATATTCTTCTTTACTATCGTACTCAGTACCATCTTTCGATGTGTACTTGTGTTGAACAACCCTAGCAGCAGCCATAGCTAATATTCTTTAGAAAAGTTGCTCGGATTCCAAACTAGTTGTTGGTAAGCAGCATCACCGAACTTCTGCCATTCTCCTGTCGCAAATTCAACAAGCCAATCATTTGTATGAGCAATCAGACAACCTCTAGTCTTGTTGTCTTTGAACTGACAAGTAATTGACTTGCCATCTTCACCGACATCAACAGACTGCAAGCATTTCAGACCTTGCAGCGTTTTCAAGTGGTCTCTGTGAACCTTTATACTATATATAATCTTCATGTTCTTTTCGCTTAAAAACCTTGGCGGCAGACTAACTTAATAATCTGACCGCCAAGGAAAAATAGCCTAATTTTAAAATTTAATCATTTCTATATGACAAAGTAAAAAACGCGCCCTTAGATGGAATCGAACCATCTTCTCTACGATACTGGTCGGAGCTTTAAATCTGCGTATGTAGCGCATGCCTACATGCTTTAAGGGCAAAACTCAACGACTTATCACAAGCGGTTGAGAAAAAACAAATTATTTAAGTAAACAAAATACTTAAAAAGTTATAATAAATAAAGCACTACTACTTTCACAAGCAGAAGCACATAGATGAAAAAAATACTTTTTACCCAATAGGTGTGTAGTTCTAGACTGAATCGAACAATCTCTAAGAGAACCAAAATCTCTTGTAATACCGTTACACCATAGAACCAAAAACCTCGCCACCCTTGCGAATAGCGAGGTAAAACATTATAAAACATTTAGAACTTTGAAGTCTAAAAGAATCATCCGATTCTCACGAACCAGATGAATTTGAATCTTTAACTAATAACCAAAAATGCCTAAAATGGAATTTCCACAATAAATTTGTGTATCAATATCTGAACCTTAAATTAACAAATTTTGTTGCAAGTATTGGATTCGAACCAATGACCTCTAGGACATGAACCTAGCGAGCTGCCAACTGCTCCAACTTGCGATTTGTGCAGCCTATCTTCACAAACAAGCTGCATTTTCCTAATTTTAAATTCAATAAATGCTTAAAATAAAGTAAACAACATCTTTATATCTTCACAGACAAGAAAGATACTAGAAACATGAGAGTCTGAATATTCAATTCAGTCTTCAGAAAATTGTTGGAGATATTGCCGGACTCGAACCAACATTTCCATACGATAAGAACGGTATCTTCTAGTTGTATGGTGTGCTTCCGTTTACACCAAGTATCTCTTTGTTGTTATTTAATTAAAGTATTGAGAAGTAATCTCTACTTTAAAATAGTGTTTAAGTCTCATTCTTTGACTCAACTCTATTCAGAGTTGGCTAGACTGTTATCTTTGTAATCGTCATTACCCTTTGCTTTCCACGACAATTCTTCTCGCTTGGCTGGATGCCAATATCATTTCCGTGGTAGTTCATCGGTGATAATTTCATCAATAACAGAATTACTAGTCTTACGTATATCGCATACCCTTTCGTAATATCACCGCGTGCCAGTGCCGCTCCTTTACTACATTCTTATATGCGCATACTATTCTGTGCATTTTATCAATATGTCAAAGAACTCTTCTCTAGCTTTCAGTTTCATCACTTGTAGTGATAATCTGATTCTAAAAGAATTGCGGTTTCAGCAGGATTCGAACCTACGACCTATCGGTTAACAGCCGACCGCTCTAACCACCTGAGCTATGAAACCTTATTGGACGAGCATGAGCAAACGTATTGAAAAATCAACTACTCGTCCATCCACCTCGCTTGGTGGGGTATGAAACAAAACTTCATTAATACACACGATGGCTTTCAAGCAGATTATCTATATCGCTTGCGAGGAAGAATGCAGAATGACCTATCATGCAGTGTGGTAGCTTTCCGCTCTTTCTCAACTCAACTATGAACGACTTTCCCATACCTATGTATGATGCAGCTTCATCAGTTGATAGCCATTTCTTAGCAATCTTTTCGACCACTACTTTCTTCTTCGGTGTCATAGGCTAATCCTCCTGTTTTCGCTCAATCAAAGGAAAAACATCGTGTTCCTTTAATTCGTCATACAAGAAAAGCCTACCTTTTTGTGTCCACTTAGTGTGCATCACCGAACCAGCAGAACCATTTCTGTGCGTTATCGCAATCGTATCTGACTGAACGTATCCATAAGGAAGGAATTTAGCGTACAATATCCATTGACCACCAACTTTGTGCTGGATGCCGAAATTCCTTAGAAGAACATTGAACGCCTTTGCGGAATATCCGTAGTCCTGTGCAATTTGAGTTGTTGCCACCGTTTCCTTACTTGCAAGAATCATATCAACGTAAGTAACCTTTGGTTTCATTTCTGCTATCGCTCCGCTCAACTCAACAATCTCTTTTGAGTTTGCTTCAAGCTGTTTTTGTTGCTCCTCAATTTGTTGCTGTTGCTTTGCAGCTAACATAAGAGCTTCGGCAAACGATTGAGGAACCTGATACTGTTCTCGTTCTTTTATCTCCAGTTCTTCCCAACGATTGATTATTTTCTCTCGAAGAAGTGCATCGTAACCGCTTGCGAGTATTAAGCAACCTTTTTTGGTAAGACTGTAACATCTTTGTTGTCTGTTCGATTTATCAGTGTAAGAGGTCAGTCCAAAATTGGACGCATCTACACCTTGCGCTAACAAACTATCAATATCACGTAAAACGTGTTGATGCTGTTTCCCTGTAACCGTTGCTATTTCGAGCGATGTCATTGTTTCTTTCTTGATAATCTCTTCCATTTCAACCTCCTATGCATTATTAATTTATTAACTATGTCTCAACTCGCTTTCTACACTTCACATTCTCGCCGATGATAATATCTCTTGAATGTGGGTCTGTTAGACCGATTGTAATCGTATTGCTTTCCGAATTAATAAATGTATAGTACACATTTCCATCGGTTCTTGGATAGGCACGTTTTACATAAGTTACCATACCCTTTGCAGCAACACAAGCGAGATAGTTCGGTAATTCAACTTCTAGTTTTCCACCAACGCTGATATTTCTAACATCCTTGGCGGTTATTCTTTCCGCTTTCATATCTAAAACTTTTCTAACTCGTTTACATTTTATTAACTTAAAAAACTTGGTAAAATCGTGTAAGACACGTATCTTTGCGGTGTGATATAGTCAGATAGTGTTTACACTATTTCTACCTAGCTTTTGTTTTTCAGTTGTTCTAACTGATTGACGTTTGCAAAGGTACAACAAAATTCCGAAATGACCAAGACATTTCGTGTCAAATCGTGTCATTTTAAATGTTATTAACAGATATACGGTGTTTTACCCTATAAAATTAAGATTATGAAAGATTTAGAACTAATAAATCGTGTCAAGCAGCTAATGGAACGTGACGCAGACAACCCAAACTCCTTTGCAAGAAAGGTTGATATTGACCCTGCTAATTTCAGAAGAAAATTAAGTGGAGAGAGGTCAATCACAAGAAAGGATATATTAAAGATGTGTAAGACGCTCGGTGTTAGTCGTGAATGGCTAGAAGAGGGAAAGGGCAATATTTACGTCAAGGAGGCATATAGTATTGGCGGTGATATAAATATAGGCTCTTCCGTAGAGAAGGCTGTACGTGACGCAATGAATGCACCAGCGGAATCCGCATTTAGTAAGGTATCAAATATGTTATCTGCTGGCGATGTTGAGGTTCTCAGACGAGAAAATGCACTACTTCGTGAACAGATTGCAAAGAAGGATGAGCAAATCAAGCAGCTAATGGATTTGCTTGCAAAGAAGTAAGAATGCAAGCAATACGCAAGCGAGTATATAATAAAACAACCACAACATTATAAAAATCAAAAAGTTATGGCTGATACAGACAAGAAGATTATCCTCTTAATTACATAAAAGATATTCTGACTGATTATCAGTAAGTTATAAATATACGCTTATTATATTGCTAGCGAAAATATCCCTAAAAGCCCCGTAAAACGGATAAAAACTAGGCGTTTTTGCAAGCAATATGCAAGCATAAAGAAGAAATGAGTTATGAAAGTATATATTGATAACAGAGATTTTAAGGTGTACTTATCTGTCACGCATAAGTACAAGAGGTTCTATCTGTCAACTGGATTACAGACAACAGAGAAGTTTGACGGAATGGTTTTTCCTCGCTCCGACAAGTCAGCAAAGTCTAAGACCAACAGACTTGCACAGATATATAAGATGTGTGATGATTACATCAACGAGCATAGCAATGAAGGCGTTGACGAACTCAAAGAACATCTTAAAGAATTGATTGTTGGCAAGAAAAGGAACAGAAACACCATTATTAGCACAATAGAGAAGTTTATCGGCACAAAGGATAAGGCTGGCACTATTGCCGCCTACAAACATCTTATAACGGATATTTCCGTATATGATGAGAATGCAACACTTGATGGAATAGATTTCTCATGGGTAGAAGGGTTCTATAAGCATGAGGAAGAAAAAGGCAGATGCAACAATGGTATCATTGGAGATATTGATAAACTGAAGTCAGTCTTTAATTGGGCAAGAAGAAAGAAGCTCACTACTAATTATCCATTTGAGAGGGCAGCTTTCAAGAAAGATAAAACACGCAAGAGAAATCTATCTGTAGAGCAGTTACGAGCAATACGAGATATTAAACTCGATGCCCACGATAGTATATACAGAGATTTCTTTATGCTTGGTTTCTATCTGATAGGTATGAACTTGTCGGATATTCTCGACCTTACCAAGGAAGACTATAAGGACGGACGCATATCATTCTTCCGTAATAAGACGAATAGATTGTACGATATTAGGGTAGAACCAGAGGCTAAAGAGATTATCGACAGATACAAAAATAATAGCAGCAGCAACGAATTATTCTCATTTATGAGGATTACTAATTCGGCAGGGTATGCTCAGTTCACGACTAAGTGTAATCATTGTCTTCGTTCTTTAGGAAGAAAGATATATGACGGAAGACGATACGACCGAACAAATGATGCGATTGAGCCAGACTTGACAAGCTATTGGAATCGCCATACGTGGGCAACGTTTGCCGCAAAGATAGAAATACCTATGGAGATTATCGGAAGGGCATTAGGACACTCTATTTGGGATAATTCGATAACTGGCGTTTATGTAGAGTACGATACATCGAAGATTGATAAAGCGAACAGAAAAGTTATTGATTATCTGAATGCTGATTTAGAGTGTAATAAAGACTACAAATAAAACTCAAATATTGTTTTGAGTTTTCTAAAAGGGAAAATAAAAAAGGGAGGCTGTTAACCTCCCTTTCTTGCTATTGGTTCGATAGAATAGTTTCTATCTTCTTACGATAGTCAACAGAGCCGTCAATGAATGCGTGCATAAACAGACAACTATCGCTTATTGGTACGCTGATAGGCTCGTTGATGAAGTCCTTTGTGACTTCTGAGTTATTCACCAATGCGGCAACAAGACGTTTCTTTTCGTAATTGAAACCTTGTGTAAATCCTGCGGCGAATGGTGTAAGCGAGTGAAAGAATGGTGTTTGTTCTTCACTCAGATTTTGCAGTCTCTGTTTCAGAGTCAGTTCCTTTGTCTTTTCCATCATTATTTTTCTTTTCAATTTCTTTCTCCATTGTATGCAAACGTTCAACCTCTTGTTCATAGATGTTGTCAATCGCATCAGAATACTTTAGGTATTGTGATAGGCTCTTCTTGCGCTGCATGAACTCAGCCTTATTCTTATACTTCATACCTTGTATTGCGGTCAGTCTGTGACGCTGCATTTCGAGGTGTAGCTCATCATAAGCCCATATTGTTGTCTGTACCGCTTTTTTCTCATTACTCTGTATTTCTTTTGAGAGATTAACAAGAGCTTTGTATCTTCTGTTTTCCTCGCTTATTACCAGTTTGAATATTCCCCAACTGAATGCGAAGGCAATCCATACTAATGCAATATTCAAATTGCCAGCGCAGGCGTTGCCTATGGCAAACGTAACACCCAATAACATTTCGGCATAGTAAACATCGAACCATCCGAAACACTTCTTAATCATTTTCTTCATATTTTTTGCTCATTAATTTGTTAAGACGCATATAAAAGTACTCATCAGATTCTCCTCTATTTTTGAATACTAAATGATTTTGCTCCATGAAATCAAGGATTATATAAATGCTTTTCTTTCCTAGATTTCTAATATTCTTTAAAGAATTAACATCAAGCTTTCTTAGTAAGTCGCCAACCGTATATACTTCACTATATCTAAATATGTTCATAATACGTACAGGGAAACCAAAATTGCCGATATTCTCAGATAAAATCTTTGGCGGAGTAGCAATATCACTAGTAGGTTTATCACCCTTCTCACGTCTGTAGGAATCAAAATCCATCTGCATATCCTTAATTTTTTTGTTCAGTCTTGCAACCTCAGATACTAAATGTTTGTTGGTAGAAATATGCTCGATAATCGTAATTTCGTTACGTGATAACTTATCGCATGTCTTTTCTACTATCTGACGAATCCTAGTAGGTGTAAGGTCGTACTCATCTGCTAGGTCTTCAAAAGTCTTACCTTTGATAATCCCTTTTAGAATTTGGGATTCACGATAACTAATATGCGGCGCAATATCTAGATAAGAAATGGCATCTATCGCCACAAATAACATACCTATTGCATTAGCTGATAATTGCCCCTTTGCTGTAGCAGCGTTTCTCGTTTCGGCAAGTTCTATATTAATAGCATTCTTGCGCTCTTTGAGTTCTTTGAGCTTATCATCTATCATCTTTTCGTTGACTGCAAGCATTTTGTACTTCTGAGCGTACTTCTCAATATCCTCGCTATTCACATACACGATACTATGGTCTTTATAACTACCAATCAGACCCTGCTCTATGTAGTTACTAATAGTCTGTCTTGATACTCCCAGTATCTCGGCAGCTTTTCTTCTTGTGATTCTATCCATATTACCAACTCAATTTGAATCTGCCAATCTCAGCTCTAGCTGCTGAATAACGTTGTCGATTGTCTTTCCCTTATAGTCAAGGGCAATTTCCTTCAATATTGCAATCTGAGCCGTAATTCTAATTCTATCCGCTGCTGTCATCATATTCAATATTATTTATTAAGATGCGGTGCTTGCAAAGTCGTAATGAACAACATAAACATAACCGCCATACATCTTTCCGTAAGTAACCTCTATGAAGTCAAAGATAATATCTCCACAATCCTTGTATGGAATCAAAGATTCAGTAGGGAACGCTTTGTATTTCGTATAATGACGGCTTACTTCTTGCGAAAGCAACTGCTTGAAAATATCCACTTCTCCATACTTCGAGAATACACCTTTGAACTCGTTTTCATTGTCTATAGCAACAACTACTCCAAGTTCTTTCTTGATACGTACACCATTACATTCCTCATCACTACCTACGGTTGATGTACAAAGAATCCCTTTTATTTCTTCCATATAATTACTTAAACTAAATTAGTAAACAAACCTGCCTTATATAGCAGAAAAATAAGTATTCCGTACCATAAAAGAGAAATCCAGAAGTTTACTTTTCCTTCTCTAGGTTCTCCATGTTTAACTAATGTTGCGCCAAGTTCCAACGCAAACAATAATAAAATAATAATTGTTGCTACCATATCAATTTCTTAAAATGTGAACACTAACAGCCTTGTTTACTGCATTAGGCTGCGACTCGTTAAAACTCTTGATAAAGTTACGTTCCATTTCCTCTGGAAACATAGCTTTTTTCGGTTTCGGCATTGATAGTGTGCCTACTACTTTATCCCCCCTGTAAACGTTATTACGCACTTACGAGTGATTCTTTCTTCTCCAAACATATTCTCTAAATTTAAACGTTACTATTCATATCCAACAATATCATTTTCCCTAACTTGGTATGTTTCTTTGTCGAAATTCATTCTGACATCATACACTATTGATGGAACTCCTTTTTCATGCACTACGTTGTATATGCCTTTTATATTAATAATAGTGCAAGGTACATTTGCAAAACATGAATCATTCACTATCACTTTATCACCAACATGATAAATGGAATTTCTTACTGCATATTCTGTAGCAAGTTTATCCATTTCGTCTTGGTATGAGCGGCGTAGTGCTCTGCGACTGGCAGCAAAATCGTCTCTTGTCATTTTGCCTTTCTTTGATAGCGAATCATCAAAGAATTTTATTCCTTCTATAATCTTATCCATATTATTATTTTTTTCACTTAATTAATAATAGTATATAACACCTCTATACCCATAAGAATAAATGGGATAGCCAAGCGAGCCAAACCTTATTTTTTATCAACTACAATATATATAATATACCATAGTAGTTCGTACTCCTTGTAAAGCCAGCATAAGTCTTCTGATACCCACAGAGCTTTGCTCGTTATGGTCGGCTTTCTCATTTCTGATATGGGCACCCGTCGTGAGGTGACACGTTGCGGGATTTACACAACCATAATGTAACTTATCTGACAGAGCAGTTTTATATATCGGTCGATAACTCCGAAGAGGACTGCACGGATTGAACCTCGTATGCCTTTGCTTGAAACTTTGAGATAGGGATAAAAGAAACCCTATCCGCCGTCTGGGTCACGCTCCAAACTTTGGATAGGGTATATCGTTGTAGTTGAACTAATCAACTTCTAGATAAAACTTATTTATTTGCTAGCGCGTGACTTCTAACAAGCACTGCAAAAGTACATAAATTCCTGCAAACCACCAAATTAGCTAATTTTTCATTAACACGCTTTATTGTGGATAAATGTGGATAACCTATATTTAATAGGCTTTACGGGGATTCACAACTTTAACCTTTCTAAGTTTAATTAACACGAAAAAATGCCCTGCACCACTAAAAGTAGTGATGCAGGGCGATATATGATAGGTATAAAAGAAATGCGAAAGTAAAGCCCCACCATTGAACACCAACGGCAGGGCTGAAATAGAAATATGAATTCCAATAATTGCTTTGCAAAGATAAGCAAAATATCTGAGAACTCAAAGAGATAGTTAAAATTTCTTCTGTAAGCGGCTAAAATAGTTTGTCGGTATGATTTATCGGTGCGATAGTTTTTGCGCCATATTCCACAAAATAGGCTGACCCAAACGAATGAGCCAGCCAACCTCTACTTACCCTTGAATATACAAATTGCACCATATACAGCAAGGATAATGATTAAGTACAAAAACATGATGTTATATATGTTGGTGAATAATTATCTTGATGGAAAATAATCATAATGCACTACTTCGTCATCTTTATATCCTGCATAATATAATCTTCGTGTTCCAGACTTTGAATTTATTTCTCTCGGAACATAATAATATTCTCGTGTTTCATAACGACCAGACTTGTAGCTGATTTGTCTTTGAAATACATAATCGTTTAAGACTATATATTTTTCGTCAAAACTGCCAAAATAAGCATTTAGACCACCTGGTGTAGTCCAGTAATCGCCAGCGAAGGATGTTATTGGCACTTTTTCTTTGTTGAGACTAAAATACAAACCATTAGCATTGTATGCCTTGCCTGTGTCCTTACCAAACACTTTACCTCTAATCGCTAATTGGTCTTCGACAGGTTTGTAAAGCACCAAAGAATCTGTTCTTTTAGAATATTCATTCTTTACGATAAGAGTATCATTTCTTAGCGTTCCCTTTCCTCTTCCAAGCATACATTCCCATAGATTATATAATACATATCCGTCAGAAGTCACACTAAAAAACATATCATCGTTTCCGTTTTCCCATACTCCTTCGTAATCCGCCAAAGTCGTTTTTTTATCTTGCGGATTGTCTGGTACTTCATCTTCACGGCTATCACTACTGCAAGCCACCATAGAGAAAGCTGCAATCATAATTGCCATAAACATCGAAATCTTTTTCATAATTACATTTATTGCAGAAAACCAATAATTACTTTTTGAATTTTACATTGATTAATCGCAATAAAACTGCTCTGTTTCGTAAACTGGGTCTTTTAAATCAACAACATCACCATCCTCATCTAGGATTTCCTTAACTCCATCATAGACTTCATAATGAAAATTATTGCTGCGACCTTCATAGCAGTTATCATTGTCGCATACCTTATCATGCCCTTTCGTATTTTCGGTACAATATTGCTTTGCCTCATCCAATGTATCAAATTCTGCAACATTGTTTATCTCAACAGTATTATTGTAATATATCTGATATTTCTTCATAATTTATGACTTAACCGTGGTGTCGAGGGCTGAATGTATTGTTATTCTTCGTGCTTGCTAATATGAATGTCGATTTCAACTTCTATCGGCTCTTCATCATCCCAAGTTGGAACATCAATGCCTAAGTCTTCACAATAGCTTTCGTCAATATCAAAACAATGACCATAACCATCGCTTACCCAATTAAAGAATCCTTTATCAGGTGGAGTTGTGAATAGATGCAAACATTCATCTTCATCGCAAGCAATAAAAGCTATCCTACTTTCTAGAAATACTGGTTTCATATCTATTGACTTAACCGTGATGTCGAGGGCTTAATTTTTGTTATGGGTATTGTATGGCTAGAAATACCAATGTTGGAGTAAGACTTGCGTATCAGATGAAACCGTCATTTTTGCGAAATCTGGTATTGTGTTACAGATTCCGTTTAATTCCGCTTTCTTCATCAATTCCTGCGCCTCCTCTTTTGTATCAAACAAAGCTGCATCAGTTCTTTCCGAAACATAATGCAAACCACTACCTAAGAATGCAACAATCATGTGTCTGCTATTATAGATAGTTACGTAATACACCTTTCTTCTATCTACTATTTTTCCTGTAGATTCTTGTAATTTCATATATAATGCTTTATCCGTGATAGCGAGGACTGAATGATAAGACAAATTAATAAACCTGATTAGATGTGTGAATTTTAACCTCGGTTTCAAACTTCTTTATACTATCCTTGTCGATATGATGCTCATCACACCAATCAACCCATCCATCGTAGGCTTCATCCTCATTATCGTAGCACGATGGCTCGAATGAATAAGAAATGCAACCTGTGGAAGTGAACACCTCCCAGTTAGAAGGATAGAAACTGATACTATGAATACGACGTTCTCCATGCTGATTAGCGAAGCAATCTCTAATATCTTCTGCATCCTCAGGATAATGCACACAGAGATAATCTAGCATTTCAGAAATAGAAGTCTCGTAGAAAATATATTGGTGGATACCATCAGGCAACCAGACTGCAAAAACATCAGAATCTTCACTACGTGCCGCAATTCCAAAATAGCTAGGAACATCATCAAAGTCTAACTGATATTTCAAATCAGCGGTGTTCTCCATATCAATGAACTCATCGAACATTTCTGAAAACTGCTCGTTATTTTGACAACAAAGGTCTTTGTATTCGTCATAAGTCATTTTCTTCATAATCATTCGCTTATCCGTGGTGCGTAGGGCTATTTGATATTTATATTATTTTCAAAAGATAACGCAATATGCGTCATTATATTGTGTGTATGGCAGAAATTTTAATCTTTATTTCTGCCCATAGCGCAATCGAACAATGTGCCGATTAGCCAAATTGCTATTAAGAATGCCATAACCTATTCCTCCTCTGTATTATTGTTGTTGTTATTCAGTTCCTTGTAATACTGCTGAATATCCTCGTCAGTCATACCCTTTTCTCGCATTACACGATAGTTTGCAGAACCGCGTCTGAAATAAACCTGACTGCCATAGACTGAACGTAAGTTGTAGTACGCACTTCTTACCAGTTCTTTGGTTAATACCTTTCCAGTGGACGAATAAACGCCCATCTGCTGCAACATCATAGCTGCATCCGCAAAGTTAGGTGTAGTCAATTCAGTGAAGTCATTGGTACACTTCTTAACCACATTCCATATAGCCTTGTTGCAAGGTTTCTCAGCAGCCTCTTTCTTGCGCTTTTCCGATGCAGCCTTCTGTGCATTTGATAAGTCACATTTTCTAGGTCTGCCCAACTTCTTAACGACCTTACCAGACTTTGAGATAAATTCTCCGTCTTGTGCCAACTTCTGCTTGCGTACTTCCAATGCGCTCTGTGTTCGCTCCTGTATGAGTTCACGCTCCATCTGTGCCGAGAATGAGAATGCGAACAGTAGCATTTCGTCTATCGCTTTCAGATGGCTGCAATCAAGGTCAATACCCATCTGAACGATAACCAAGCGCACGCCACGTGGTTTCAGTTCGTCGTTTACAAACTTGTTGATGTCGCTCATGGAACGACCGATACGGCTGACCTCTGACACAATAAGTATATCACCTTTATCAAGCATCGGCAACACTACCTTACCAAGGTTTCTATCCTTATAAGATACCTTACCCGATACTCCTTCCTCCTTCACTTCGTGAGTAGCTTTCAGATTGTGACAATTCAACCATTCGTTTATTGTTCTTTCCTGCTGCTCCAATGTCTGCTTTTCAGTAGAGACACGACTGTATATTATTACTTTCTGCTTTGGCTCATCATCATCGGTCATGTTTGCCTTTGCGTTGCAGCTTTTGTCTGAACGGCAAAGGTAGTGACCTTCCGCCATCATGCAATAAGGGCAATCCTTACAGCCGATGTTCACGATGTCGTATTTTACAGATGTGCCACCTGCATTCATGATTTCTGTTGTCTTCATTTCTCCTATCTCCTATCCTATCTCTTATTACTTAAAACGTCACTTTCTGCTATTTATTATCCACGATAATAAAATGAAACATGAAAATCGCTACTTTTATGTTTACGGTCATTCTCAATCACTCCAAACATATAAGAATCATTTACGTTTTCTATATCTTTATTCTTATTACGTTCAACTGTTCTTACCCAATTCTCGACAACTTTAGGACACCAAACACCGCCAAGGAATCTAACCAACAATTTGTTGTAGGTTTCTTGGCGTACCAATACTGGCTCGTTTCCGACAAATCCAACCATTTCTGTATTGTCTTTGTTCCAAGCGTATTGTCCGCCATTAAATAAATCTCTTACTAACTCATCAGGGCAAAAGTCTTTATCGTTAATTCCATTGTGTGAAGTATTTGTTACTTCAGTGATACCATCATTGGCTTCTACATCAAAAGAAACATTTTCTAACTCGCCCTCTCCTTCCAACATACCACTATCGTACATTGCTCTTGCAGCATTCTCTGCGTCTTCGGGTGATGATGTATCCACATCTACCTTGTAGGTGACTTTCTCAACAATTTCTACTACGTACTTCTTCATAGTCTTATTATTTTAATTCTTGTTCTACAATATCGAAATTATCCCACGTCTCACCTTCGTTGTCTGAGATATGATAGAATGAGCCTGATACGCTGATTTGGAAATCGTCACAATCCAATGAATGCTTATAGCTTTCCAATGTGTTCAGACCTTTATCTTCCATCGCTTTTCTAGCCTTGTCTCTGGTTGAGAATACTTCTGCATCAACCTCAACCGCCTCACCCAGTCCATGCTGGTGTGAATTGATAACTACATATACTTTCATAGCTTAACCCATCCTACTATTTTGAAGTGATTATTCTTATAAAATCTAACAATACATCTAAGTTTGATTTGGTTAGATAGAAATATTCAAATGTACCTAAACCCCATATACTTTCAGATGTATATTCTGCATGTATATCCATATAAGCAGGTGATACATGAGGAAACTTAAAGCAAGGAATATTCTGATGCTCACGAAACTCTATTTCCTCTGTGATAACATACCCACGAATGAAGAATATAGTACTAAGTTCTGTTTTTGCATCATCAACGTAAGTTGCTCCTACATTAAAACTAGATAAATTGCACCTACCGATATTCTGCTTAATATATTCCAGTGCCTCTTTTTTTGTTATTGTATTTTCCATATTGATTAATGTTTAAAATTTGTTTCGATAAACATTATTTGATGAATATCCAAGATGATAGTATCTTTAAGAAACGAATCGTTTATTATAAGTAGCTCATTCGTTCCGTCTACTCTATACTTGCAATTATTGAAGTCTATATGAAAACGGCTATTATGGATAGCAATGTAAATTACCTTACTTTCTGCTTTGGCTACCTTGATAGCCTTTCTTAATTGATTTACGTTCATTTTATGATGTATTATAAAAGTTTGTATATGTTATTAATTCACTCATTCCTTTGCTCCGTGGAGGTGGCAAAGGTAGCGTATGTACTACTTTGCCAACACCACATAAACAATCGCCTACAGCCGCATTTAACGGCTTGTTTGCTGCAATATCCAACCGCATATTGTTCGGTGGAATATCCAAGCATGAAGGAACACCGATGGAGATAGCCACAACCTTTGCGGTTGATGCCGTTTCTTTGTGCTCTGAGGCGTTTTCCTTTGCCAATGGTATAATTGTCCGCTCGGTGCATTTCTCGCTCGCTAGATGCTCATTTGGCACGCTATCCAATGTATCATCAGGTACGGCTGCAATCTCTTCTTTGCTTGATACCAATGATTTCTTTTGCGCATCCTTGAATAGCTTTTCCAATTTAACACCATCCTTAAAGAAGAAAGCGCATCCACGATAGGAATTACTCTTTGTTCGCTTATCATCGGGCATAAACTCTTTGCAGAATCCAGACAATGTAAACAGTTCTCCACAGAATATAATCTTATTGTTTTCTGCTGCAATAACCTTTGTGCCATCAATGAAGGTAAGTGCATCGCCTACATTTACACCGATAGCATCAAAGCTAAATTTATTGCTATGCTTATCCAATGGTACTATCTTTGCAGGTGCATCGGGTGCATCAACCTTTGTTTCTGCAACATCCTTTGCAGGTGCGCTATCCTTATAATAAGATGGAATGCCGCAAATGATAATCTTTGATGTTATATCTCGCTTGAAATCTGTTTGCTCTGTTTTATCCTCTGTAGCGCACTCTTTTTCCTCAGTTGTAACATTATCCACCTTTGCAGGAATAACGTCTTCTGTAGGCTCATTTGTAGGCATATCAAAAGATTCCGCAAAGCCACAATAATCGTATGCACCAATGTAGCCATCAGATAGTTTGAATCCGTCATACTCATCATCAATATACATCGGCATCATCATACCAACTTCCAAACTACCTACATACCCCAAAGCCTCGTTAGCATATCTTCCAAGTGCAAAATTAAAGTTTTCAAATCTCAGCAGACTATCAACCTTTAATCCAATCGCAAAATTCTTGTTTGGTATATTTCCGCACTCGCAAGAAATCTCAATACCATCATGATTATCATACATTCCGTTAATTGTGAATGTAATACGATTATCATTTTCTTTATGCTTGATTATTACTAAACCGATAGAATTAAAACCTTTGTTTTTCTTCAACCATTTAGAAATGCCCTTCCAAATCTTTTCGTTGATGGTGCAAAGATTATCAGGATTAATCTTAGGTAATACTGAAGAGTAATTTACGTATCTGTTTGCCTCAGTCTTAGAGTAATATCCACAGCATTCAGATACCCAATATGTATTGCCGTTTGGTTCACGTACCAACTTGCAAGTAAGTGTACTACCAGACTTTGCCAATGAGCACATCTTTTTGAAGTCTTTTCCGTTTACCAAAGGCAAATTGTAATCGTATGCAAAATGTTCCGTGCTTACCACATCCAAGCCCTTAATTAGCATCGTGTGCCCATCGCTAGCGGCTGCCCTGCCGTTTCTAACATCCAAGCATACATTTCTCATAATAGGGCGCAAATCATCATTCGCACAGTGCAAAGATAACTTAGAGTAGTATTTATTAATGAGTACCTTAATAGTACAAAGTACTTCATTATTATCTTTCTGCTTGATAAACATTCTTTTCTTACTACCAATGCTAGCTAACTTTTCAAACTTAGCTACCAAAGCAAAAATTTGTACTACACAGAATGAGCAAACGAAAGATAGCAAATTTACACTTGCCATCGGTGCAATAAAGCAATCTTTTTCTACTTGTTTATTACACTCATTCTTATATGATTTCGTTTCAGTTTTCAAATAGCCATCCTTAAATGCGCTATCCTTCATCTTTGCCAAATCGGATGCGGTGTAATTGCCTTCTTTCACGTTTACACCCTCATTAAAAACCTTATCTGCTATCTCATACAACTTGTTTAAGATAGCCAAATTCATTTCTTTGTCACTCATATCTTTACAGATTTAATTCATTTCTAAACTCGATGGCACTTAAAAAACCATCCATCCAAGTTACAATTTGTGCTCGTTCAATTTCGGCAACATATACGCCCTGTATTATTCCATATCTATCTTTATGTTGTATATCTATAGAATAATTATAGGTATTTCGTTTGCCCTCACCAATATGGATGTAATACCCAAGTTTCTGTAACTTATTACGGAACACATCCAATAACTCTTTATCTAATTTTTCTTTGTCGCTCATTTGAATTGACGTATCTAAATTCATTTTTGCCCAAACAAAACAAAGTATATCCACCTTTGTAAAACTGAATTAATTCGCCCTGCTGCGAGGTGTAGTCATCCACCCAATACGTATCACCCCATCTTTCAATACTTTTGTATTGACCGATAGGGATACTTATTTTTCTCTGAATCTTTCTCATACTGTATTATTTAAATATATCCATCAAATTCCTTTTCTAATTCTTCTTTGTTGCATTCAGGGAACCAACTGCAAATGGTATCAATTGCCCACATATAGGAATTTGCTCCATCATCAAACAATATCCAAAACATTTCAGCGTATTTGCTAAAATTACGATTCCAATTGTGCTCTTTGTACCATTTAATGGTACGTTCATATTCGGCTACCAATTCATCTTTGGTAAGCATTCTAATTTGTTCTGTAGTCATATATCCAATTGTTTAAAAGTTACACTTCATAAAATTGCCCATAGCATTTCCCCCAAGCTACCAAAGACAAGCGCACACTGCCATTTTTAATCGGTGATACGCTTATCTTTTCACGCTTGATACGTATCAGACGTTTATCAAACTTGCAATAAAAGCGAATGAATCTATCTTTTAACTCGCTTTCTTTTTGCTCGCTTATATGTTCCAAGTGAAGGCTATTATATTCAGTCTCCAACCAATTCTTTATTTTTTCCTTTGTTCCCATATCCAAGTTGTCTTTTTAAATTTGTGCCGTGCCAAATCTCGCTTTTGGAGGTAGTCTTTAACTACTCACGGCTATAGTAACTTTTAAGCAATATATTCAATTAATTTGTTTTTGTAATATGATGTAAAAGCACCATCCAAACACTTTTTGTCTTTTGTGTCTATATACTTTAATATCCGTTTTGCATCATCCCTATAAATATTATCTTTGTGCGGATGGTGATAGTCAAGAATATCACATATTAAAGATGTTAAGCGGAAATCTCCAACACTCTCTGTATATTTCCCATATCCATAAGGGTATTTGTTACAACAAGACAAATATCTTATAATAACGAATTTCTTCAAAGCTATCTTATTCATAATCTTTCTATCTTTTAATGTTACTTATTTTGTGGTGCAAACTGAATCGAACAGTCTAGAGATACCGGCTATCTTTGCACCTATCCAATATGTTTTATGATATTGTCTTTTTGCCGTAATAACGCAAATTAAGCATTTCCTTTTGGCTAGTAAGTTTGCAGCCACACAATTTATTATTTGTGCTGTAGTCTGCACCAAGCGCACGCAAACGGCTGCTAGTTGTAGCCGTATTAAAACCACCATCGGAAAAATACACCTTGCCATGTACTTTTGCATATATATATGTATCATACAAGCGTACAAATACATTTGCACCCTTAACAATTACCTCTGTATTACTTTCTCTGTAGTTAACCTTATTATTTATTGCGTTAACCATTCTTTGCTCTATCTTTCTCATTTTATTTGCGTTTTAAAAGGTTATTTACTCTTTTACGTACTTATTCCAATTGCGCCCTACAATAATGCCTAATACGTAAGATATAAGGGCGAAAACGAAAGGTATTGTTATATCCATAACAATTAGTTTAAATTACTTCTTTTCTCCTAATTCTCTTTTTGCCAATTCGTTTGTAGTTGTCCATTCAACGTAATCCCAACTTGTGCCGAAATGGTCAACACAAAGGATATACTTATCCAAAAGGTCTGAATAAGTGAAAAGCAATCCGAATGTTTGCTCCAGGTACTCTACATCTTCATCGGTGCAATCTGTAATAAACCACTGATAAATATCTCTTTGTGTGCCGTCTTCTTCATCATCGAACAGTTCAAAGCGCATATTATCATAAACAGAAGGGTCTATCTCTGCAATATTGTTGCAGAGGATAAGCGCATTATTACACCAATTTACAGCTACTGAATAATTTGTTTTATAAGTCTTCATACCTAAAATATTTAAAAGTTACTAATTAATTTTGCTAATTCGGAAAAAACTAATAACTTTGCAACCGCTTAGAAGTAATCCAAGTTATTAGTTTTTCTTTTAACTTGATTCGCCCACTACTTTTTTAAGGTAGTGGGTTTTTTGTCTCTAGTAATAACATTCCTCCTCCTTTGTTACTTTCTTGATATTCCATACCTTTGTATGGTTATCAAATACAAGAGTGAACAAATGCAAAAAATCGCCATCTTCTAGAAATGTGCGGAACATGCTACCTAATGAGTTATTTGTTCCAGACTTACGAATGCCAATTGTCAATGCGAATCCGTACTTTTTGCCGTTGCAGTTGGCAAACTCTTTCTTTATGGTATCAATATCTATCTTCATATCAGACTCAATAAATGAAGAATCATATTGAACACTATAAACTGCTGCAAGACCTTTTAAAACCTTTGCAACCTCTGAAAATTTGCTTGTTGTAATCATATTGCTTTATTTTTTAGTTACTAATTTGTGGCTATCAATTAAACCGCCTAATTGCCAACGGCTGAGGTTTTCGCCTACAATAACCGTACTTATTTATGTATTATTGACTTTCATTTATCATTCAGTTCATTTCGTTACTCTAACTTTTCGCTACTCACATTAGAATGTTTCAGTGCTTTATAAATAAGTACGAATGTAGCTACCTTCCGTATAATAGCCTATCCGTTTTCCTTCTTTCATTTATAATTAGTACTACTGCAATCAGCATGCAGCCGCTTTTCCGTTTTTTAACCTTGACGGAAAATAACAAACCTAATAATCGATACACTATATAGTATCATCAACATATCGCTTGATACGGTTTATTAGCTTTTATCCGTATATCCTATATTTTGGTATTGCTATCATCTTATATCTAATATGTTGTATTACACGTAATACGTATATGATAAGAGTCAAGCGCACAAATATATAAGATAGATTTTATTGTGCTAAATGTAAGTAAGTCAAAGAACACACAATATAGATATAACAGGATTTCTCTGCTTAGAAGTAATCTCGTTGTTTCTTGATTGCGATGCAAAGGTACGACAATTTCCCGTATCTGCAAAACTTTTCGGCAAAAAAATTACGTTTTTTCTCGCTTTTTTCTTGAAAATAATTGCATTTTCTTAAATCTTTACACAAATTGTAATCTCCACTTTGCAATATGATAGGTTAAATCGGGGTTATTGTATGCTTTTATATGTTTTCCTTATCTTTGCACCTTTGCAGCATCATAAAATCACCTTTGCAGCCGTTTTTATATATGTAGTGTGCGCACGTACCTTATATATAGGGAAAACATCTAAAACGCTTTTATTTGCCGTTTGTAGCCGTTTTCGTGTTTGGTAGATAGAAAGTACTTTATTTCATGTTTGCGTATCTTTGCAGCCGCTTATTTGATACGTTTGTATTATTTAGATTATTCTAAATAAGGTTTTATGTTTGGATTTTAATGTTTGCAACCGCTTTATGTAGCATTTTCTTATTTAGATTAATTCTAAGCAGAAAACTTTTTTTGGGAATTTCGGGTTTTTCAGCACCTTTGCTACAAACGTACTATCTTTTTACTTTTTGTTCCTTTGCTTTTTCTCTTATTTTGGATAATTTACAGAAAACAGAAACAGAAACGAAAAAGTCGCATTTTTGCCGTTTTTGCCCGAAAACGTCCGTTTTTGTCGCAAATAAAACGCTGATTTTCAGTGTTTTATGGGTATATAGGGCAAATTACCCCACACCCCACGTTTTTGGCACTCGCAGGGTGGGTCAGCTCTCGTCCGAAATTTTTTATTTTTTTATTTTTTATTTTTTTTGTAAAATACTTCGATTTTTCCAATTCAGCTTTTCTACCGAATTTTGAGCATTTTTGAGAACATCATATCTACTTTTCTTTTTGCATAAAGTTTCATAGCATCTACTTTTGCTTATTTCTGTGCGTCAGGTAGCGTTTTATGCAGCTTCGTAGTGTAGTTTATCGCCAGATTATTTTAAGCGTCTTAAAACGCAAATTTCTAGCCATTTTAGTTTTTGCGGAAAAGTAGTGCTATTTTATGCTTTAGTGTTTGTTTTTGCTATGTGTGGATTACATTTTTATTTTTTGCATAATAAATAAAATGAAAAATCATAATTAGAAAAGAAAAGATAAAAAGAAATATCCTTTCAGGATATAAAGAAAAACCGAAAAGAAAGGAGTATGAAGTGTTAGCTACTCTCTAAATGTTAAATTTTCAATATGAAAAATCTGATTTATGCGGATAACATATATTTAATTGGGGATATGGGGAAAATGGTACAAATTTGCAATTTGTTAAACTATGTAAAGTTTATTTTGGCTTGATTTTTTTGGCGTATATTTGCAGCATAAATGTTTGATTTACAAATTACCGACTTTGGAATATGGCAGAAAAGAAATTCTACATACAGCGTTACTTGAAGTCCGAGCAGGGAGCTTGGAAGGCAGACGGATTGCGCAAGAGTCTGGAGGATGATTTCGGCGGCGGTTCTGTCCGCTACAAGTCATTGGACGGATTGAACTCCAAGGGTAAGCAGAAGGGCGTATATACCGAGAGCTATCCTGAGAGTGACGCGTTGAGAGTATTCGTTGACCCGAATGCTAGACATGAGAGCACCAACGCTACGTTGTCAGTCTGCGTGTTCGGGTATGATGTTGACGGAACAACCGAGCTTTCCGTTACTGAGCAGATAAAAGCTGCCGAGAAAGCATGGGATAGTCTGTATGCTTACTTGGAGGGTGCGCTGATTCTCTGGTATGACGATTACAGACAGAAGAAAGCGTTGTTTTTGGTACAGGATGCTACAGAGCCATCAACGGATAACATCAAGAACATTCCGTATCTGCTCTGTTCGGTCAAGTTGGTAAACGTCTTCGGTCAGTCGTTTGATGGTGACAGTACCACGATTGAAGATTGGTTGAAGAATGGAGGAAAATAGAAACAACAGCATCCGCAAGGCGGTAGGACGTGTCTCTTAGATACAAGTCTAGGCAAACAGAAGGTTCGAGTTCCTTCTACGGTCGGTGGATGCTTTAAAATATATGCGAATTATGAACAAATACAAGACATCAATTGAGGTCAAGGGCGAAAACATCAAGGCATTGTTCGACTGCCCTATCGTTACAGACATCAAGAAAGCAACAGATGCGGTCGATGATGGTTTGGACGTTACCGATATGCTTTATAGCGTTACTGCCGTCAATATGGCAGGTGCTCACAAGCAGGTGAAGCGCGGTTCTGTATTGGCGCAAGACGTTTGCGGTCATTGGGAGATTATGACTGCCGATGAATGGGAGTTGAGGAAAGACGATACCATTAGCGATGGTTCTTCCGAGGAGTTGTAATCATTTAAAAGTTGAGAATATATGCGAATAAAGGAAGAATCACTTGATAGGGCGTTGGAAGCGGCATCGTTGCAGACGAAGGGATTGCCGAAACGCTACACGGATGGTAAAGACCCATTCTGGATAATGGCTGTTGTGCTTGTTCAGAAGCGCAATTTGGAGGAATGCTACTGCATTTATCAGCAGAATGCGGACAAATACATGAAGCTTTTGCAAGACTTCGGTACACCGAGTCCTATCATGTCTATCAAGAGCATTCATCCTTATATGTATCTTGATGAGGCTCAGTTTTTGCCGAGCGGATGCATCGAAGCAAAGAAGAACTTTCTGAAAAACGAGCTTGGCGAAGACCCTATGGCTTATGAGGTCGATGAAATGACGGAATCGGACGTTAATCACGCATTATTGGAGATTGCCATTGACAAACAGATGAAAGCTGATGAGGAAAACAAGAAAATCAACGTACTCAATGAGGGAAGCGATTTGGACGGAACGAGATTTGAGGACATTGAACGTCAGAAGTTCGAGTTTGAGTTGGCAGAAATGAAGAAAGATGGATGCTCCAAGAAAGAAATAAAAGAGTTCATTGACGAGTATAATGCCAGTCATAAGCAGAAAGTTGATGATGAGCCGTACATTTCAGATGAAGACCGCATCCATCAGGAAATGGAATCAAAGGACGTTGAAAAAACTTCCGAATGCAGTGTTGAAGGTGAGTTTGATGCACCTGAGATAGACTACGATAAGCTTCATGAGGAATCAGAAGCATTCAAGAAAGAGCAGTTGAAGGTTGCCAAGCGCAAGTGGAAGCGTGCCTATGATGCCGATTCTGAGAAGCGTGAAGGAAGAGAGTTTGAGAACGAATTTGGCGAAGATGAGGAATGTGAGACGTTGCAGTTGCCGAATAAAGAAGTTGTTCCTGTAAAGCGAAAACCAGGCAGACCAAAGAAATCGTCATTGGATTACACTGCTAGCAAGCGCGACACAACAAAGAAACGTGGTCGCAAACCATCATCAACTAAAAAGTAACTAATTATGAACAAAGCAGAGCTTTTAAATAATACGGAATTTAAGAAAGCAGACGGTAGTTTGCCTATCATATATATAACATCAGATGATGATGTTGTAAATGTCGGCGGCATTATCAATGCACCTATGGTTGGAAGAATATATTTTAGTGAGGTCAAGAAAACCATCACGAAGGATGAATTGATTGCCAACAAAGAGTTCATTTGCGCAAGCGAAGATTCTGAGATACTTATTGATTTCGGTGGCTACAGACGCGAGACGCTTGGTTGCTATGTCACAGTTGATGATAGTTGCATTAATATCATTGAGCTATGAGAAAGAATCATCATAATCCTAATAAAGTGCCGCCGTTCAAACCAGACCCCGAACATTGGACTAAAAAAGTTCATTCTTGGAAGGCGAAGGTCGCATACGAGACTGAGGATGATGCTTGGGAGTTTCTGAATCAGATTCCGAGGTTGAAGGCACTTGGTTGGCATCCTTACTTATGCAAGGTTTGCTCAAAGTGGCATATTGGTAGATTACATAATAAATAGTTGAGATATGGAAATTAGAGTTAGCGTTTTAGGAAAGGTCGCATACGAAGGAAACGAAACTAGGGAGGATGCAGAAAAAGTCGAACTATATCCATTTGGAGAAGGAGTGTATGCGGTAATGGATGGAGAAAATTTCGTTGCGTTAAGAGTCGTATCTGGCAAAAAACACAGCGATAAAAAAGGTGATTATTACGCACGCGTAGATAATTACTGGGGGGATGGGAAAATCTCAAACTCTGCAACTATCATAGAGCATGAAGAAAGGTTGAAGGATTATATCGACAAGTGTTTCGGTCGTCTTGAAGCTATTGTTAAAAAAACCAACGATTGTATCAGTAGTGTAAGTGAAGAACTTGATGGTTTTATAAGTAATTCTCAGGATGATTTTTGCTCTATTGAGAAATCTCTTGAAAGAATAGAGAAAGATGGTGTTGGTAGTGGAAAAGGTATCAGCGAGAAGACATTATTGTCTGCCATCGAGATTGTATCAAAACAGAAATAGTTGAGAATATGAAGAAGAAAGGATATTATGAATACGACCCTGTTATCTATCCGAGATTGTTATGTGTCGCTATTGGCATGAGCCAAGAAGACGCTAATAAGTGTTTTGAAGGTAGAAATGGCGAGGTTTTGAAAGTTGATTTCTCTAATTCTGACGCAATGACCTACGATAGTGTTAGAGAAAAGGCGAATAAGAAGCTTTGTTCATTTATTAATTTTGAAAGCAAGGATTCTATGAAGATGGGGGTTTGTTGCCATGAAGCTTCTCATGCCTGCGATAACATCGAGGATGATATTGGTATGGAACACGGCGGCGAGCCTTCTGCCTACTTGATTGGTTGGATTGCGTCTTGCATCAACAAGGCTCGTTTGGGTATTGGTGATTTTATTGAAATTAAAGATATAAAAGAATAAGAATTATGAAACCGATTATTGTAATAGAAATTGTAGAGGGAATGGGTATAGACAAAGAGGTCGTTAATCCTTATGGATACGATCTTTTTGTAGGTGATAAAAATATTGAAGCTCAGTGGAAGAAACTCGAAGAGCTTCGTAAGACCGGCGGAGTTATTATCGTTAAGCCGGACGCAAAGAGTGCGGTACACGAGATTCTTAAGCCGTTTATTAATGGTGCTGGCTGGCTTGTCGGTTGTGGCCTGAAAAAGGTGCATACGAAAGAGCATGGCGATTTCTGTATTATCCTCTTCCATAATCCTCCTAAGGATATGATCCAAAAGATTCATACGTATCAAGAGGAGGAATAGCTTATGATTAAGAAAGAAGATATTAAGGTTGGGCTGCGATTTTACATCACACGAAAGGATTGCTTAAAATGCAATTTTGACCCGATAGGTATTCAGGGCGGCAGCACCCCTATTCTGTTCAATGCCGAGAGAAAGGATTCTGATGTTTATATATGTACATCTGTTAGCACAGATTACAAGTATTTCGCTCGTTTTAGCGATGCGGATATTATGATGTTTGGTACAAAGTTCGATATAGTAGCACCAGTTGCCGATAATCATAAAATAGATATAAATTCCGACATTGAAATGCATGGAAATATTCTCAATAACTTGCATGATACATACATCAAGAAAAATCGTGATTATGGGAATGCTTTTTCCGAAATGTATGATGAGCTTGGTATCAACTACGGCTACGGAAAGATACGAGAGAAAGTGAATCGTATCAAGACGTTGAAGGACAATGAGGCGCAAGTCGCTAACGAGCCATTGGAAGATGCTCTTCTTGACTGCGCTAACTATTGTATCTTGACATTGATGGAATATCAAAAACGTAAGGAACATGGAACAGACTGATTACACTTGCAAGGATTGTTTCTTCTTCAAGGATGGGGTTTGCAATGACCCTAATGAGGTTAGGTTTACTTCTGAGGAGAATCCATCTTGCATTAGTTTCGAGTACAAAACGATTGTAGAACAAAAAATAAATATATAGTTATGGCTAGAATTGCAAAAAAGAAGACTGTTGACAACAATGCAGGTTTGCTTAAAGTTGTTGTCGGAATCAACAAAAAAGATGTTGAAAGCGTTACTGACTTCGGTCATTTCTTCATCGTAATTTTGAAGGATTGTGCTATTTTCCACACACACATTGGATTTGAAGCACGTTTTAAGCGTTGGGGCGGTGTTGATATGGAAGGGCACGCGCTTACCACTACAACATTCGCGTGGCTTGAGAATCTTGTCGCGATGAAGAACGAGGTAAAGGGGAAAGAGAATGATATTTTCCCTGAAACTGATGTTACTTATCAAGATATGCTTGATAGTATGGTTATCATCACAGAAGCCAACATTACTCATCCTATTACAGCGTTCACTGATGCAGATGATGCTGCAAAGTTCGCAAAGAACAAGATGGATTACCTCGGTCGTATGCAGAAAGAGTTGGAAACTGTAATGAATACTCCAGTTTCCGAAGAGACAGAGGAAGACTTGAAGAAGAACTTTGAGCACGGTCAGCAGGCAATATTGGCAGAGCAAGCAGCCGAGGCTCTTAATCAAGGAAAGGAATAGCTTATGTATAATGAATGGTATATAGAACTGAAATACGGACTATTCCGAGATTACAGGATTGTAAGAATGTGTGATGCTAACGGAGTGAAGCGAGACGGTATCTTTATACCATTCATTCAGAATGGAATCAAATGGGATGGTGTAAAGGTTAAGAATCCTGTTCAATATCTAAAGCCGATTTGGGCTGCCGCCGATGGTTCTAGATTACACAAGTTAGTGCCTATGGTTTCTGTGGATTTCAGGCAAAAGATGGAAGATGCAGGTGTATTGTCACCAGATGACAAATACCCTTGTGATACGGTAGGTTACGTTTATAAAGATAAAAATAAGATTTAACGGCTATGATATACTTAGGTAATGATACGATGGATAAGGTAGAGCGGATGGTTTGCGAACAAGTGAACACGGCTATGAGTACTGAGGAAAAGGAAGGAGTGAATGCAGATGATTTATATGTCGGCAACACTAATATTCCTTTTGCGAGAGCGGTAGCAAGAAATTTTGTTCTTGACGTTCTACACAATCGCTATGGTTTTTCCTATGCCGTTATCGCACAGCGCGCGGACATCAATGAGAAATCTGCTATGCGCTGTGTCCGCAAGTGCCACGAGCTTGTCGGGTACGATAAAACCTATGCGTATGTGAACACTTTAATTAACGATAGATTGAGAGAATGGTATGGGGAATAGCAATGAATTATTGACGTTGAAGCGCAATGCCCTTAGACTGGGATTGTGCGGAGAGTATAAGGGTAAATGGGATTCTGCCGCGAGTAAGCGAGAATTGGTAAATATGGCTCTTGATTCAAACGGAATTGAGTTTATGGCTGATTCTATAGCTTTCGGATGGGGATTGTCAAAAGAGTATCTTTTGAAAGAGTTTGGTGAGTTTGCCAATGGATTCTACCAATGTAATGAGCACGGATATACTAGCGAAATGTATATAGGTGCTCATGGAGTTGTCAAGGTGCGCTCTACGATTATTCTTGTCGCGTACTGCAAGGATTTGGAGATTGAAGTTCCAGAGAATATGGTTACTCGCATTTACGTGTGCGGAAAGAGTGAAGTTCGCATCGAATGCAAAGGAAAATGTGACCTCATAGAGTACGGAGAGGATAATGATGTTAAAATCATTAGCTACGATGACGCAAATATGACGACAGGAACGATTTATGTGTCAGAGTGGAATAGTTGTAAGGATGAACTGAAATAATGCCTTACAGCTCATTTAAATAGCAAAGTTGGAAAAAAGAATATTTATATTATTTTCTAGTTCTTAGAGTGTACGGCGGTACAACACAGACATAAAGTGTAATTTTACTTTTTATATTAGTTAAGGTTTAGTTATATTTATGTTGATTAAAAAGGGCAAGTTCAGTTGTGAAACCGAGCTTGCCCTAATTTTATGTATAGAACACAGAAAACTAATTCATAAATACCTTGATACCATTTCTTCCTTGCTTGTGACCGCCCTTCACACAGCTGGTCAGAGTGTCGCGAATATCAGTAAGTATTGTTGTCTGCAATCTCAACTCAATGAGTACAGGACTGCTTGATGTATCTTGTGTTATCGCGTTGATACTATTGCCGAGCTTTTCTAACAGAGTGTCGCGGATGATGCGGACATCTGCTTGTTGAGTGGCTACATAAAACCTGAGTGAATTGAGTATCGATTCCAAAGCCTGTGCGGTTGATTCCGTTACGGACTGAATACCTTGCTGCAAAGCAGATATATTTGAACTGCCAGTAGGCTTGACGTTGAGAACATCCATCAAGTTCTTTGCATACTCATTGAATAATGCAAGATTCTTGTCTTTCAATTCCTTGATACCTTCGAGTTCTTTCTTGGTAACGTCAAGACCATTGTTTCCACCTTCGCTGCCCTCAGATACCGCTTTGTCGAATGCTTCAAGGATAGGCTGAATGTATTTTGAAGTAGCTCTATTCATCAACTGCTTTGTGAGCATTGTGTTGAAATACTCGTCAAACTTATTGTTGAGTGCTTCGAGTGCATCACTGCCTTCATTGAAAGCATCTACCCACGCTTCCGAGAAAGCTTCAGCAGCAGATTTGTAGTTAGACTGAGAACCGAAGCCGCCAAGTGCTTCTGTCATAGATTCACCTAATTCTTGGATTGTTGTGTTCAAATCATCAATCTGCTGTTCCCATTCTTGAATCTTACCTTCATCAGGTTTCTTGCGACCGCGCTCTGCGTTAATCATTGCTTGGTACGCCTTCTGCTGCTTTTTAAGGGCATCGACCGATTTTTGGTTGTATTCGTAGAGCTTTTGCGTATCAAAGGCATCGTCCATACTCTTTTTAAGCTTTTCGTAAGCGTGTTGCAAGGAATTTACAGCGCGTTCTTGGCGTGCAATTTCCTTATCAATCTTTCCTTCGTTGCTAAAGAGCTTAGCTACGCCCGTAAGCGCGCCCATTGCGCCCGATACGACACCTGCATAGTTTCCGCTATAGTACGAACCGACCGCCTGACCGATGCTGCTGACAATATCCAGAGTGTTCTCCAAATTTGCATCAGAACCGCTAAGTGCCTCAAACAGAGCATTAAACGAGTTAGCCATTGTGGAAACTACGTCTGTAATATCCGTCACGGATTTTGAGAACTTTGCTTTTGCCTGCTCTTCCTCAGTCATAATCGTTCCGAGCTTTGCAATCTGCTCATCGGTGAGGTTTAACTGAGATTTTAAAGAGTCGCGAATGCTTTTGTTGGTTGCCAACTTCAACTTTAAGGCTGCAACAACGCTTTCGTCCGCGCCTTTAATCTTTGCTAGTTCGTTATACTCATGTTCCAAAGACTCAACATAGGCATTTTGGCTCTGTAATTTGCTCGTCAAATCTGCTCTAAGTTCGTTAAGCTCTACGTATTTATCCACGCCGCCCGACTTCTTTAAGTCTTTGCCAGCCTTAATCATTTCTTTAAGTCCACTAGTGAAAGCCTTGAAAGGATTGCGTGAATTACGAACTTCATTGACTTTGTTAATCTGTTCAACAATAGACTTTGCATCTTTAGGATCTAGATTTTTCAAATCAACACGAAGAGCTTGCAATCTTTTTGCCATTGCGGCAAGAGCCTTTGATGAAACCTGCTCTAGATTATCAAACAAACGAACATACATGTCTGAGTTCTGAAACTCTTTCCAGTTATTCTTGCTTGTTTTCTGCTGGTATTGGGCATCCAAGTTTTCCTTTAACTGCCTTTGCAACTCAGGATTCTTGGCAATATTCGCATTGTTTTGCAGCTTGTAACGCTCATTGATATACCATCTGTCGAGTTGAAGCTGGTCTGTCAATTGCTGCTTGTATGCCTTAATCAGCTCTTGTGTTTGATTAACTTGGTCTTGATAGACTTCCTTATCAAGTTTCTGCATTTGTGACGTGTATTCCTTTGCGACATCATCACCCCACTTAGTCTGGTCTTTACCCCATTTTGCTTCAAAATCATCTGTAATAGACTTTCGCACATCATCGAATGAAGAGGTTAAGTCACCGAACATGCTTTTGATGATGCTATCAGAGAGACCTTCACCTTTGAGCTTCTTAAACAAATCGAGCTGTGAGAATGCTTCTTGCGCATTGTTCTTTGCATCATCAAGTTGCTGCTTGAAATATTCCTCATCAATATCAAGACGGATTTCAGTGGCGTTGCGTAATGCGCTGCCACGTTTTCCGAGTTCCTTATATTGGCTTGCAAGATATTCAATCTTCTTTGCAATAGTCTGGCGGTCTGGGATAAAGTTGTTTATATTCATACCAACATTCTTTGCCGCCAACGCAAAGTGCTTACGAACATCGGCTGTAGCTTGCTCTTCGCCTTCGTATTTAATGAGTTTCTGATATTCAGAACTCATATCCTTCAACAGAGAAATGCGCTCGTTGAGAATATCACGCTGTTCTTTTGCCGCATTTTTTGCTGCTTTTTTGTCTTCTTTTTCAAAAGGATTCACTCCTAATCCCTTTGCGGTGGCAGTTGCAGCATTCTTGTATTCGCGAACCATTTGGCGCAAAGTTGAAACATCTATAGTGTTTCCACCTAAACGTGGGTCACCTGCTTTGAACATCTTTCGGATAGAATCATCAACTTTGATTTTCTTCGTGTTCTTTCCTACGGAAGCCAAACGTTTTTCGAGTTCACGCCAATTCTTTGCAGCTTTAGCCGCATCATCACCTTTTTCAAGGAAACTTTCAAGAGCCTTATCGTTTGTAATCTCCTTGACAACGAGATTGATGCCATACTTTTTCTTTGCAAAGAAACCAGAGAGATAATCATCAACCCAGTTTACTTCTTTCTCCATCGAGTTTTTATTGATGGAAACATTTATACCAAAGTGTCTATAAGCAAGGTCTCTCTCATATTGATTCCAATCGCGCTCTGCCGCAATTCTGTCAATTACGCCTTGTATTTTTATAGGGTCATTGCTATATTTTTTTCTTAGGTTTCCAAATACAGCATCAAACTCGCTGTTCAATTCTTGCGCCTTATTTTGTACGCTGTTCATTGCACGGATAAGGTCATTGAAATCAGCTTGCGAAGTACCAATGAAAGATGGCATTTTATAGTCGCTGCCGCCTTGTGCTATGTTGATTTTCTTTATCAACTCATACATACGTGTCATATAGTCAATGTTGGATTCGTTATCCTTTTGACCTGCACGTATCTCATCAAAGTATTTCTTCGTGGTCGAAGTGGCTTGTTTATAGTTTGCGTTAATGTTTGCTACAACTCTCTCCATTTGCGAAGACTTTGCGAGAGCATCAATCACAGCATCCTTGTAATCGCCTGCATCATCATCAAGACCATCTGTAAACCAAGTATTCCAAGCATCATTCTTGGCGTAATTTCTTCTGATAACCTCAATACTATCAATGAAATCTTTATATTCTTTCTCAACCTTACTGAAAGTAGTGTTAAGCTGGCTTACATCGAGAGTATCTACATTGATTTTGAAAGTCAGTCCGTCTTTTGATGCGGCATCAATAAGCTTTTGTAACGTTGTACGTCTATCTTCGACATTCTTTTCTAAATCCTTTCCTTCTAATTTGCCATTTGCATTTGTGGCTGCATTTGCTAGGTCGTTGTACGTTCCAGCCAAAGCACCTATTGCGCCCTTTGCCTTTATTGTTTCTTCTTCGGCTTTACGTACATTTTCGTTGTACTTGGAAATCTTATCATAAACAGTAGTTATTACTTCTGCTACAGCGTAAATAGCAAGACCTACGCCGATACCTGATAATGAACTTTTAACGAGACCGCCAAAATCTTTAAGAGCTTTTTTCATTCCATCTAAGGAATTTACGAAAAGAGCTTTGTATCTCACGATACCTGTGCCAGATGCTTGCGAGAAAGCTTGTCCGAGACTAGTCTTTGCAAACATAGAGTTAGCCTTTATAGCAATAAGAATAGGTATAAGAGCTTTTCCTATTTCTGCAAGTGCTTTCCAATTATCAAGCATAGAAGTACCCCAGCTTACCATCCCCTTCATTGTGCCTTCGTTAGCCTTGCCAATATCATTGAGCATCACATCGAAAGCATCCTTCAAGTTGGAAATCTTACCTTGGAGAGTTTCAGCCTGAATCTCTTGCATATTGTAGAATGTTCCACCCTTATCGGTCATGCGTTGGAATATTGCCTCAACATCCTCAAATGTAACCTTACGCTTGGAAATCATATCAACAATCTGTGCAGTCGTGTACGCTTCTCCCTTAACTTCCTTGAAGTATTGTTGCAACTCACCATACATATTGATACCAGCTTCGGTAAACTGACGAACCTCAGAACCGCGAAGGTATGCAGCAGCCTTGACTTGTCCGTATGCAAGGATAAGTCTTCCCATATCAACGCCAAGACCTGCTGAAACATCGGCAAGTCGCTTGGTTGTATCATAAAGTTTATCAGACTCAATTCTGTAAGCAGAAAGTTGTCGTGTGTAATCCACCAAGTCCTTGATACGGAAAGGTGATTTAACGGCAAGTTCTACAGTCTTATTGAAAATCTCGTCTGCCTTTGGTTTGTTCTGCAAGATAGCTTCGAGTGAACGCTCTGAAAGTTCAAACTGACCTCTGACTGATGCAATCTGCTCGACAAAATTCTTGACAGAACCCACTGAGAATGCAAATGCCATACGCTGTGCCCAACGTGACATATATCCAGCCATATATGATGTTTGTTCTGTCAACGCGCGAGAATTAACACCAGCCTCTTTCAAGTTTTTGTTATGTTGCTCAATTGCAGCATTAAGAATATCCAATTTTCGCTTATAATCAGCATCGGTTTGAGACAACTTCATACGAGCCTCTTTCAGATATTCTATAGCGCGTACTTGGCGGTTGAGCGTATTTGCAGAAGCAGAGAAATCAAGCGCGCCTTGATATGTAGTGTTTGCCTTGTTATTTCTCGTCTGATAGTCTTTTGCTCTATCAGCGTATGCCTTTCTCTGTTTGTTGTTGTAAGATTGTTCTGCACTAACCATCTTATCAAGAGCCTTCTGAAAAGCAACAGCACGTTCATTATACATCTGCTGCTGGTATCGTAACTCATCCTGTAATGACTTCTTTCGCTTAATAAGTGCATCTTGGTCTGCCTTGGTGAGATTTTGTGTTGTATCTCGCAACATACTTTCAATAGAACCAATTTCTTGCTTTAACTCAGCAATATTCATACCGCTAGCACCCTTTGCTGATTCCTGTAATCTCTGAAATGCAAGTGCCGCTTGCATAATACCACTAGTGCCAGAACCATTCATCTTAGATAGCTGTGCTACCATATTTTGAATGTTTTGTGCTGCTGACGTAATGTTATTGTTCATGTTACCTGCACTCGCACCTACGTTTGAGATACCACTGCTTGCATTTGAAGCAGATGCGTTGATTGTTGCGAGTTTTGCTATAACTTGGTCTAAAGAATCAAGGAACGGCTTAGTACCAACAGACATATCCTTGAAAGATTGTGTTACACTAGACGCGGTATTTTTAGCCGTATCTTGTATGTCTTTCAATTTCTTGTCTGCTTGTTCTATTGCATCTAACGCACTTTTAGGAATGGTTAGAGCTGCTCCTAATGCTGAATCTGCCATAATTCAAAAGTTTAAGAATTTATAAAATAGGTATTCCAAGGTCATTGAGGTTTCGTAAATCCTCTGCACCATTGATTACCTTTGCATTCTTTAATTTGTCGTTCTTCTTATTCTCGTCTTTGTCTGACGAAATCTTCTCTAAATGAGTAAAATCCATAGACGCAAGGCGAATCTGCGGAACGGTCATTCTCCACTTATATTCTTCTTGCGAGCACCATGTGTTGGCACGTAAGAAATCTATCATTTGTCCGTATTCTGTTCGTGAGGGGATAATTCGGCTGCTTGCTTCTTCCTCATCAGAGCTTGATTGCGGACGGTCTGAATCACATTGGTACTCGCGAAGAAAAAATCCACATCTAGCAAATTGAGAATTTCAACGAGTAATGTTGCCCAATCCTTGATGTCATAGTCTCCCCAAAGCAACTGGTCGTAAACTTGTTGGTATTCCTCAGAATCAATGCGTTTTTTGTCATTGAGCAAGGATAGTGTGATTACTCTTGCCACCGATGGAATGTTGATGGCAAACTCCTTTATAACGTCACCCATTGATAAGTTTTCGCCCTTGACTATCTTGCAAGCCTCCTCTGCAATCATCCATTGAGTGCCAGGCTTCAATGCTCTTATCTCCCACTCTGTACCTTGTAGTTTTACAATTGTAGGAGAATCATTCATAATTTGCGCCAGACGTTCCATTGCCGCATCAGACAAAGGAGAACTAGGTAACACCTTATTCTCGTCTTCTATAGCTTGTTTCTTAGCCTTATTCGGGTCTTTTTGTGCTCTATATACTTTTCCCATATATATGAATTACTTTCTAATCACACTTACTGTTCCATTATACTTATTGGATAGGTTTTGTAGCTTTTGAAACGACATAGAAATGACTCTGTAAGATTGTTTCAGATTACCACCGCCATCTTCCAATATCTTAGCATAGGGCATAGTCGCAACGACAGCCAAATCAATTACTCCACTAGGGGAATAATCGTTTTTGAGATATTCGTTTATCGCTTCACGACCTTTAATCTCTTCTCCATACCAATTCTTGCCTTTGGATGCTTTTGGAGAGGATGATAAGTAACCTATTTTTTCAAGCTTGCCTTCGACATAAATGCCATATCCGTAAGAATCGTAGAGGTTGTGCGTTTGATGTGTGTATGTAATTTCTTGAATACATTCTCTTAACACATTCTTTGCATCCTTGTCTAATTCCTTCGTAATAAGCTTTAATGCTTTTTTGTATAATGTTTCAGCCATAAATGATAAAACTTAAAAAGGAGCGGACAGCATTAAAGCCGCCGCCCCTTGTATATAGTCGAGAATTGTTGAAGAATCTGCATTATACACTAGCAGTTGGCAATGTGTATGCAGGGTCAATGTAGAATGGTGTCTTGCGAGTTACGCTTCCATCTTTAACTTCTACCAACTGACCTGTGCCAGCCAATGCAACCTTTGCCAAGTTAGAGTTCAGAGACTCAATGGTTGTCTTGGAATTGAGCTGCAACTTAGGCAGAATCAATGCTGTGTGTGTAGTACCATCTGCGTTGTCAAAAACTACTGCGACCTCTGCATACATCAGCTTGTAACCAGATGGAGCGTAAATCTTACCATCAGTACCCTTTGTAAAGCCGCACAATGCAGTCAATACAGGAGCTTGAGTATCTGCAACCTCGGCAGCAAACTGATACTTACCAGTTGTCACGATAGACATGATAGGAGTATCAGAAGTCTCGCGCTCAATATCGGTAGTATCGTTATCGTCCTGAGAGATAGATGTGGTGTCGCGAACAACATCGTCCAAATCGTAATAATCGTCACCAGCCGCATCGCCATTGAACGGACGAACAATAATGTGTGAAGGCTTAGAGAGCTTGATTGCACTTGCGCCTGTACTTGTAACTTTCGTTGCCATATTGTTTGAGTTTAAATTGTTATCCTAAATAAATGAAATAATTAACGTACAATAACCGAAACAGAAATCATCTGAAAATGAAACTGACGGTTTGAGTCATATCCGCTATTACGGTATAATGTACTGATTGTATAGTTTGCGTCTCTTGATTCATCAATGATTTTGTCAAGAACACCTTCCATCTTATCAAGTAACTTTACATTCTTTCTAAGTGGAGTTCCCTTTGGTCTTGCATAAAGATAAATGTTAGCATAGCCAGAAGAATAACCGCCATAATCTCTTTGCTGACCTACGTCCACATTGACAAAATCATCCCAGTTCTTACTAGTTGTAGGTGGTAATTCCCCGACAAATATGTTGTCTGAGATTTTTCCCTTAGTAAGAAGCATCGAAAAGAAATTCTCAATTCGAGATAATCTGCGATTAATCCTCTGTGCCATACCTTGTTATCCTAAATACATTTTACCTTATGATGAAAAAAACTAAATGTCAGTACCCTTGATGTAAGCTACACATCCGTGCATTTGTGTCGGATAAACGCCAATAACCATTCCGTCAACGTCCATTCCGTACATCTTTCCACGGAAACGAATGCCTGCATTCAAACCTTCAGGAATATATTCTTCATCTTTTCCGTCTTCTCCTTCTTTCGTTGGCATCGGAAAATAGATTGTATATCCTAGCGTAACAACACCCGAATTAAAGAGTTTGTTGGTTTCCTGAATATCGCAATCAGTTTCAAAAATGATAGTTTCTACATTTTCTGTTTCTGACTCACTTGCACTAGTATCAGTATCGCCTAACATATCCCCATCGCTTCCGATAAGGTCTCCATCTTCTTTCGGTTTTTGTTCCGAGCGGTAGAACACGCCATGATAGGCATATTCATCCAAAGCATTTCTGTCAGTGTACATAGCTTACCAATCTGTTTCTTTAATCCATTTAACCTCTCCATCGGTTTCATTGAGAGCTTCAAGTTTTTCGTCCTCTCCATACTTCTTGTAAAGTCTTTTGAGTTCAGATTTGATGCTCAACAATGCAGCCGATGTAATGGTCTGAGCACCTACCGTAAGAGTATATGCGCCATGTTGGTTTGTGGTCGATGCTGTCTGATAGACACCGAATACAATCTTTTCCAAGAGTGCAATCTTACATCTGTCTTTCTGTTCTTCTGTCAAGTCCAAATAAGACTCGACATCAGAAACGCCGCAATCCAAAGCGACATTGTTTAATGCCGACTTGTCAAAGACAAAGTTAGTCATGCCGCTAAGATAGTCCAATATGTCAAACTTCGATGCTGCCATTGAGAGATAAATGAATTAAATGTTATCGTATATTGTGAGTATTTAACCATTAAGATACTGCACCGTCACCAGCTACCTCGGTGTGGATAATCTCGTGGTTAGTGAATGAGATGAGAGCTGGAATAGCAGACATCATCACGTCTGTGTGCCACTCCTTCAATCGACCATTGTTGGTTGTGGTGTTCATTGCTGTAACAAGACCGTTGAGCATGGTTGCGAAAGTGGTATCAATAGTACTTGCACCATAGCCGCTACCGAATACGTCACGTTCCAATACATCGGTGTACTTGAACTCTACTGCATCACCAGCAGGGCGAAGAACAACGCGATTATCTGCCCAACCCTTGACAAATGTGTCGGTTGTGCGTGTCTTGTTGCGCTCCTTCTCAACGACAATCTCAATAGGAGAAATACCTTGAATGTCTGTAAATGACTTCAAGAATTGCTCGTTAGTGATAGGCATACCCTCAACGTATGCGATATAGTTAGCCTTACACCAAGTAACATACAAGTCGCGTACTTCTTGGTTCTGAAGGAATACATCATTGTACATCTTCTTTGTCATCTTCCAAGTAAGAGCACCATCGTAGCCTCCTCGCTTATCACGATAATCGTCTTCTAACTTACGCATCTGTGTGAGAATTTTACAATCTGCGGCAGTCCAAGCCTTTGCACCAGCCTTCTGAAAATTACCCTTTGGAAGACGAGCATCATAGAGCTTGCCGTAGATACCAGCACCGAGACCAGTGTAATCAATCTTACCAGTTGTCTCCAACTGCGCGGTGGTATTGTTCAAAGTAGCCTTTGCTGACTTTAACCCAACTGCGAGGTAATCACGTACCCAACGAGCGATAATGCGGTCTGCGTTGCCAAACTGAGCAAACTGCTTCTCCTTGTAGATACGCTGTGCAGCGGTCTCTACAAAGCCACGACCGATAAAGTCTGGGATAGATGCAGTGTACTCTGCCTCACCCTCGGCATCCATCTGGTGTGAGTCTCCAAGAGGAGCACGCATATCCATGACTGGTGCAGCTTCCAACTTATGTGAAGTCATTCGGAAAGTAGCAGAACCATCATCCGCTGTTGGAGTAGGTGCGTCAGCAATATGTCCCTGTGTCATTGCCCAACCTTCATCCATGTTAAGGAGGTCTGAGTTGTCAACGAGAGACTGAAACAGTTCACTACCGCCATCTTTTGAACGGAAGAGTGCAGCCCAATCCGAGTTGTTAATGTCAAATCTTTGCATATCCTAAATACAATTAATTACAAAAAAATAAGTTCGTTATCATTTACTTGGTCTGATTAATTAAACCAGAACCAAGTCTTTACACGGCTCTTGTTGAGAGCGAGAACTGCTGGTGGCAAATTGCCGATAGCTACAAGGTCGATAACAGTATCTTCTTGTGCCAACGCTGGAGTAAGCATATACTCCAAGTCGTCAACCCCTTCCATATTCGCGTCATACAAGAAATCCATATCCTTGTCTGCGTAAGCATTAGGATTAGTAACCATAGGAAGCGTTTTTGCACCTGCTTTTGCTGCTTCTACGAGAATGTCACCAGCTTTTTGTGCTGTACCAAGTGTCTCTGATACTGTAACGAGCCAAATATCGTTTGAACCATCGGTAGATTTCTCCACATTGGTGATAGTGACACCCTTTGCTTGTGTGGCAAAATCTTTCTGTCCTACCATGATAGTATCGCCAGCATACGGTATGTGGTGATAGCCGTCACGAACCAATTTGTAGGTTACGTCTGTCTCAGTAGCTTCCTTAGCCAGCTCATAGAACTTCAAAATCTTTACCTCTGCACCAGTAGTGTTGTTAATGTTAGGTGTGTACTCAACGAGGTCACCTGCATAAATCTTCGCTCTACCCTTGAATGGGTTCTTCAAGATGCCACCCGTGGTAGGATAACAGAGCGCATCCTTGTTGCCCTTTACAAGCTTTACGAAGACATTTTTATGACCTCCAATAGAGCCATGTGCCTGAATGAGTGTGCGACCAGTGAATACCGCACCACCATTGGCTTGTCTTGTGAAAAAGTTATCCAACATAATCTTTTTACCTTAAAGAGTTAATAATTAATGTTATCCGAATTTACTTGCCAGCAGGATTTGATGTACCGAGGATTTTGTTTACGCCTGCCCATCGTTCAGCACCGATAGGTTTATCTCCATTACCGCCACTTGGATTGCCTGGAGTACCACCGCCCTTTACGTGGGATATGTTGTAAAACTCTTCCGCATCGGTAAATTCCTGCTCGATGTCCGAGTCCTTAGTGAGGTTCAACTTGTTCATGTACTTGTCAATCCACTTACTATCGTTGATACCTTTCTCCTTGAACTTGGCGAGAAGTTCACTACGTTTCTGTGATACAAGCTTAGATGCTTCGTATTCAGCATCCTTCTTTTCTAGAGCTTCCAAGCGTTCCAAAAGCTTCTTTTCAACAGCCGAAGGCTCTTTATCATCATCCTTTGGATTTGGCTTGGTGTCTGGATGCTCATCGTTCCATTTCTTGATGAAGTCGGCATTGTCCTTCTCGTAGTTGCCATTAAGGGAAACATACTGCGGCAAAATCTTCTTCACCAAATCATCTAACTCTGTATCTTCACCAACTAAGAGGTCAAAGTGGGAGTCACTCAAACTCTTGATTGTCTTTTCACTGATGGAAAGGTGTTTTCCGTTTGCAGTGAGTTTTGCTTTTAGGGTGTCTAAAAGTTGTTGTTTTGTAAACTTCATATTACTAATTTTTAAAATTCTGCTGCAAAGATAATTAAATAATGTGGTGATTTTTAGGTTTTTAGAAACTCTATTTGTTACGTAACCAATATAGAATTAATTTCACGCTATTATATATTATAAATTAGGTATCTTTGCAGCATGAACACGAATAAAGATATAGAAATCAGACCACAAGAGGGCTTCCAGATGTCCTTTGCAAGCAGTAATGTCGATGTGGTTTTCGGTGGCGGAAATCTCGGAGGAGGCAAATCGTATGGTCTTGTACTTGCGATGGCAGAGCCGTTAATGACTGACCCAGATTTTCGTGCAATGATTTCACGCCGTTCACTTGGTAATCAAAAAGCAGGTGGAGGATTCGTAGAGAAGTTCAAACAGATATTCGGAGCTGATTTCGTAAAAATCAGAGAGAGCGAGAATCCGCGCGTTACATTTCCGAATGGAACGTTTGTCGATTTGACGTATCTTGACGATTCCAATATGGATAAGTTGAGAGAGCGCGCGAAAGGATGGGAGTACGATTTGATTGCGATTGACGAGTTGACGGAGATGACTTGGGAAGTTTTCTCATACGTCATGACTCGAAACAGAGGTCAGAGCAAGACGTTTACAGGTAAGTTCTTTGCAACACTTAACCCGAAGCGTAGCCACTGGACAAGAATATTTCTTGATTGGTATATTGGTTCAGATGGTTTTATCATCCCAGAGCGTGATGGTGTAGTCAGATATTTCTATTGTGCAGGACCGACTGTTAAGGATGTTGTTTGGGGGATGTCTAAGCGAGAAGTCTATGAGAAATGTAAAATAGATATAGACAGAAAGCTTAAAACCATTGGCGGCAACTTTGGATATGAAGTAATGATTAAGAGTTTTGTTTTCTATCAAGGTAAACTTGGTTCAAACAAGAAGATGCTTGAAAACAACTCTGGCTATTTAGGTTCTGTAGCTGCATCGGGCGGCAGAATGGCACAAGCTCTTATGGAGGGTAACTTCAATGTTGACCCAGAAGAGGATGAGGATATACCGATTCCAAGCCAAGCGGCAAGAGATTGCTTCATAAAAGACCCAGCCGTAAATGGTGACAAGTGGATAACAATCGACTTGGCAGATTACGGAAAGGATAATACTCTGATGTTGTCGTGGAATGGATTCCACGTTGTCAATTACGAAATCGTTATGCATTCAACACCGCGAATCAATGCAGAAAGAGCTAGGCTGTTCGCGGCGAGCGAGGGAGTAGCAGAAAGCCATATTATCTATGATGCTACGGCAGGTAGGTATTTCAATGACTATATACCTGATGCTATTCCATATATATCAGCAGCAAAGGCAATGGGAATTTATTACTTGTCTGCAATGACAATAAAAGACCTATGTTACTTGCGACTGAGCTACATGATTAAGCGAGGACAGCTTACATTCTCTGATAAGGTTGCAAATGCGGTTTACACGCATCAAAACCTCAAATACAGAGTTACCATACAGAATGAGTTCATGGAAGAATGCGCGGTAGTTCGCTTTGATAAGATGCAGAGTGGAAAGAAGAAGTTGCAGAGCAAGAAGGAAATGAACAGAAATCTCGGAAAAGACCGTTCTATGGACGTGGTTGACCCTTGCGCAATGAGAATGTACCCATGTTTGAATATGGAGTATGGTAGCGAACTACAGGAAGGGTTCAGACTCGCAGCACAGGAAGTTGAAGAGAAAAATCCTAATGCACAGAGCATTTATGATGATACGTTGTACTATTAATTTTAGAATATATGCTGAAAAAAGAAAATATAAAAATGATTCTTGAATCCGTGCGGATTGACTGGGATAAATGCGATGAGAAAGACATTGCGTTCGCTATCCTCTGTGACGCATTGGAAGATAAGACTTTAGCATATCGTCTTGCTTATCGTAAGAGTGAAAAGGATGCAGCGAAATTCTACGAAACTCCACGATTCAAGAAACTGCTAGATGTTCTAGAACCTTTCGGTATCGGCAATGTTAATAACAACGCTATCACCAAGGAAGAGAACAAAAACGAGCTTCTTAAAATGCTCGACAAGATAGACCAAGCTCTTAGTGATGGAAATCTTGAACCGAAGGACGCATTGAAGATGCAGACTGATATTCGCGTTAAGCTGAATGATAAATTTGAGATGGAAGAGTCACAGAAGCAGAAACGAATCATCGTAGTACCAAGCAAACATGATATTGTTTGTCCTACTACCAACAGAGAATGCAACTATTGGGCTTCAAGAAAGGCTTGTTGCAGACATTACGGTTTGATTGACCCGCAAGAGAATCGCGAAGCGAAAAATAACAACGATGTTGAATCATCATTAAATGACAATAGCGATGAGTAGAAAGAGACAAGATATAATTAATGATTTTTTGGAGAATCCTCAGAAACTTCTTCTGAAAAAGCCGTTTTTGAGGGGTTCGCGCGCTATTACCATCAATGATTCTTCTGATGGTTCAGATATTAAGACAAACTTCCGTAAAGAGGCACAGCTTCCGAATATCAGCAAGATAGTTGTTAGCCAAGAGCGTTTTGCGAAGGAATTAGACCCTTATTCTCATAGGGTATTATTTGATACGAATTTACCTTCTATATGCTGTAAACTTGATGATGGCAGTTATTGTGAGATTGAGTTTAAGAAGTTTGGTATTCCTATGCAACGGCGTATTGTTGACAAAAAGGTTCTCTGCTTGGGTGGCAACAAACGCAATCACATACTGCATGACAGCAATCCGACTGATAAACTCAAAAAGAACTTTGCCGATTTCAAATGGCATTGGGATGAAACGAATCAGGATGGTATCGAAATGGAAGCTATACGCATTCAGCAGAGTTATGGTGATGTAGGATTACTCGTTTACATGAATGAGGATAACGAAGTGAAATGCCGATTGTTCTCGTATGAAGATGGCTATCAGATTATCACCCATAAAGACGATAACGGAGAACCGCTTCTTGATTGCGTGTATTATCGTACTGAGGACAATGTAAGACACATTGATGCATACGATAAGACATATCATTATCATTTCACAGATGTATTCGTTCAAGACGTTGATACAAACGAAGTACTGAAAGGATGGTGTTTGGAAAGCAAGGAAGTGCATGGATTCTCAGAAAGTCCACTTATTACAAAACGTGGTGATGTTGCTTGGAATAACGGTCAAGACCTTATCGAGCTATTCGAGATTATATATAATCTGTTTGCGGTCATCCAGAAACGACATGGATGGGGAATCCTTTACATCAAGGGTAAGCTCAATGAAACCGCAAAGAAGATTGCTGGTTCTATCATCTTGAATGATACAAGCATTGAAGGAAATGGAAGCGCAGAGTTTAAGACTCCACCTTCTCCACAGAACATGATTGAGTTCATGCAGTCAATTCTCGACCAGTTGCAGATTGCTACAGGATGTACATTTATCTTGCCAAAGGATATTAAGTCTAGTGGCGATATAAGCGGTTTGGCAATTCAGATGACACGTTCTTTGGATATTGAGGAGGCTAACAATGCAGCTATTGAGTGGCAGAATTTCGTCAGCAAACATTCAAGACTATTCAAGGAAGGACTGGCAAAGCAGTTGGTTGCAAGCGGTGAGAATCCTACTGCAATTACTGAGTTTAAGCAGATGAGAATCAGTACATCATTTAAGCCTTGGCAGCCATTCGATGAAAGTGCATGGAATCAGATGCTTTGTACATTGAGCGGTGCAGGTTTGATTTCTACCAAGACTGGTGTTGAAAAGAATACTGTTTCTGCACCTGACGAGGAAGTAAGATTGCAGACTCAGCAAGAAGAGGCAGATGAACGTGCCGAAAAACAAGCTGAGATTACCGCAATGACAAAGAATACAAACAATAATAAAGAATAAACATGAAGGCAGAATCATTATACATACAGAAGTTGACTTACGATGAGAACACTGGTAATGAAATTATCGGTTTGTTCCCATCGGAAGCTAACCCTGCTATTGTATCATCATATACCTACGATGCAAAGCGTATGGGTGGTGCTCCTACCCTTACTGCTACAATATATTCTTCTGAACCTTTGCAATGGAAGAAGGAAGAGTTCGTAGAGTACAATGGCGATAGATTCTTTGCGTCCTATACGCCAAACTCTACAAAGGATAATTCGTCTAGAATGTGGAAGAGCGAAATCACTTTTACATCTAGAAGAGAATTGCTTGATAACACTCTATTCTTTGATGTTGTCGTTGATGATGTTGATACTCAGGATAAAGACGGATACCGCTCAAATCAGACAAAGTTCACGTTTGGTGGAACTATCTATGAGTTTGTAGCTCGCATTAATAGCTCAATGGCATATTGTGGATTGTATCGTCCTACAGATGAATACAAGGGATATTACGTTGTTGTTGACGAAGGATATGGAACAGATGAAGTTAAGGAAGTATCATTTGAAGACCAATATTTGACTGATGTCTTGCAACTTATCAATACAACTTTTGAACTTGATTACTACTGGGATGGCAATGTTTGTCATGTAGATCGGAAGAGCACACGTC